AAAGAACCAATAACACAGAAACACAAGGATCGTCTACACATGATGTGTATGGCAACGCAAATCAAATATAAGTGAATAAAATGCAAAAGATAACTGCAACAATAAATGATTCGAAAATCAAGATGACACTAGTGTTGGCTCGCGAGATACACAGCAGAACCAGCGCGGCTCAGTTGGTGGTGTATCTCACGGATAACATTGAAAGGTTCTACAAGAAGTACTTGGCAGACAATGCTAAGCGGTTCTCTTGCAAGATTCTGGGACACGCCACCGAACAAATCCGGCTTGTGCCGCAGACTGTCCGGAAGGCTATTGATACGGATGAAGGTACTCAGTACTTCATTAATCGGTATCGTGATGCTGACTACCAAATGTCATCACAAGCAGTAAAGCTTGAAGACATGTCGTTATCCGGTTACCGGTTCGGTGCTAGCGCAAAATTGTTGTTTAATTTTGAAATAAACACACGCGCGGAAAGAATAGAAAGCTTTGTATCCGGCGAAGATGCGGAAGATATTCTATTCGAGTATCAGATTGTCGGTGGTAATAACAAAGTCAAGGAGTTCGTTTCATCATCTGACGAAAACAAGTTCTACGCAAAAGATTCACAGTTGATTGGAAAGTACTTACAGCCTGAGACTGGAATAGTTGTGTACTCCAACCCCAAAAATATGACGTCACAGCCTAGTTTTCTGTTGTACGGATTAGTTGAACAAGGCACATGTCTTGTAGGCGACTTGCCGAAGGACTTGACAGAGTTCTACGCGAACCAGCTGGGGCTGGGCATGACGTATGCCAAATACGCCTCGTACAAAGAATTGAAACGGGTGGTGTCCTCACTACGCACAAATATCTCTAAGCATATTCAGTACGACCATTTGGGCTATTCCGTCTATCAGGATAACTTCACCGCGCTTCTGTTTGAGGCGCTGGAGACAACTGACGACGCAGCATATCAAGTCTTCCGTTCACGTTTCACGGACAGTGTTCGGACGCTGGACACGATGTTCTCTATAAAGCCTTCACGGTTTGTCCCCAAAAATGGTGAGAAGTTTGCAGGAAACCGCCTTATGGAATTTCGGTCGGACTTCGACAACATTCTAATGGCAGTAGGTGTAGACAAGCTGTATGGATTGCTCAATATACCGACGTCCAACCTTGGTAGCCGCATCAATGACGGGAGACTAATACCGTATATCTACACCTACAACCTGTACAGGGAGCTTGGTGTTAAGGCTAGTGGGAAGTTCCAACATTGCATGTATTTTGATTTAAGTGACTTCTTTAACAAGGTTACCTACAAGCTAGTAGAAGACGCAGTTATGTATTTTTGCAACGAAGAGCAAAGAGACGGATGCCAACGCGCACTGTCCTTGATCAGAAAAGCAATGACTGCAAACGGTTGTTTGGACAAACTCACAATTGACTCTAATTATGAGCATGCACTGTCCACGATTGTAATGTCGTACTTGCTACGAAATGCCGTTGACTGCTATTCCTTTGTTGACGATATACTGCTGTTCGGGCATGACAAGGGTGAGATGGACAAAACAGTAGAGGACATCGCTGTTCAATTGGCGTACTATGGCATTAGTGTAAATTTGGAAAAAGTAAGGACGTTTTCAGGCGACTACAGCGCTAATCTAAAACAACTGGTATTTCTTCCAGTTGGACTACGGTATAAAGTTGACTCGGTAGAATTGCTCGGCGAACTCCGCCAGATCGGATTCGAGAGATTTATTGCAGAGAATGCCAAACCACCTGTAGACGCTAATTCCAGTATCGTGGCGTTTAAGAAGAACTTTGACTACGATGAGGCTAAGTGGGTGCTTGGTAATTACAAACGACTCCTGGAGAATCCGCCATTAGCGTACGAAAGGCCTACCGAAGCTAATATTCTCGAACTGCTGCAGTACTATACCATTAAACCCACCATCTTGACCGGTGATGAGTTGAACAATCTGGTGCTGATACAGGAAGAGTTTCCGTCGAAACAGAAATGGATAATGTCACTTCTTCTTAAGGAAGACGAGAGATTCCGTAGTATGTTTAAGTATCACAAATCGGAGTATGTTCGTTATCTCGTGACTGGACGTCTTGGCAAAGAGGAGTTCAAAGAATACAAGATAGGTTCACAAGCCGTTCTTGTAAGTAATTCCGGTGAATTGGCCGAAGTTATAAGGGCACTCAGAGCAGCAGGTTACTCTCAAGTGAAGTTGGCGCTAGATTTCACAAATTGGACGCTGCACTTCAGTGAAACATGCCCGAAGGTGCTGGAGGTTGTTTATGACCACGCCTCTAAAAACTTTTATGTGCAAAGACAGAATTCGGATTTGCCTAAGGTAGAGGAGAATGTGTTGTGGCCAATTCAGTACGCGATAGGTTTGTGGCGTCTGTTGTGTAGTCACGGAGTATCGTTGTATACGGTAGAGAAAACAATAATCTAATCAAACACTGGGGCGCGTATTGTCGTGCCCCAAAAGGAAACCATGAAAGAACTCGTCGTAATCATTCTGTTCCTAGCGTCCTTTGTGGCGATAGGTATGGGTATTTATTCAATGAACTTCTCGCATATGCAGTCTGCGGACTACTTGTTGATTATGGTAGCTTCAATTTTTGTAGCGGGACTCATTTGGGGCACTATAAAGAAAGACGATGAGCAAGATAGTAAAGTCAAACCTCCCCTGTCTTGATGTAAAAGGCTGTGGTTCATCTGACGCTCGTAGGTTATATGAAGAAGGCACCAGCTATTGTTTCAGCTGTAGTAAATTCTTTAGGAAAGACCACGATGCGGACTTTTTATTTATACCAAGGGACGAGGTGCAGGATATGTCGGAAACAAGCTTGACAGAGATCGAAGCCCTACATTCTCGGGGATTTATAGAACGTCTGATTGAGAAAGATGTTTGTGAATTTTATAATGTAAAGGTGAGTTACGGTTCAGATGGAAAGATAGACTCCCATTATTACCCCTATTCAGGTGGTGGTTACAAGCAGCGCAGGTTACCTAAAGTTTTCAATTGGATTGGGAAAGCTGGTGGCCTATTTGGAAGAGACCTATTCAATGGTGGTGGGAAGCGGTTAGTAATAACCGAGGGCGAAATTGACGCACTAACAGTTGCACAAGCCCAGTTTCATAAGTATGGTAAGTTTTATCCTGTAATATCGCTACCCAGTTCTAAGGGCACGCAAGAATTGCTGCCACACCGCGACTGGATAAGAAGCTTTGAGGAGGTCGTCCTATGTTTTGATATGGATGACGCGGGTACAGAAGCTACCGAGAAAGCGATCAAGATTATAGGGATTGACAAAGTAAGACTTTGCAAGATGCCGTTCAAAGACGCAAGCGAAGTGTTTACGAAAAAGGATGGACTGACATTGTTACAGTGCATCTGGGACGCTGAGAAGTGGTCGCCTGTAGGCATCATTTCTAAAGAGGACATCTGGAAACAGATTGTAGAGAGAAACAACACACCAAGCGTACCTTACCCTGCATGTATGGCAGGTGTGAACTCTAAGGTCAAGGGCATGCGTGGCGGTGAAATCGCTTTGTTTATTAGCGGAACGGGTGCTGGGAAAAGCACGCTGATTCGTGAGATTGTCTTGCACATTATCGAGACAACTGGCGACAAGGTTGGTATTATTTCTTTAGAGGAGTCTCCTGGTGAGACTGGAATTAAACTCGCTGCGATGATGATCCATCGGAATCCTGCCAATGAAGAGATTATCGAGGAAGATTTAAAGGTTGGTTTTGACAAGGTATTCGGCGATGATCGTGTAATAGTCCTTGACCATCAAGGCTCAATTAAAGACGAATCTATCATCACCCAGCTAGAGTACATGTGTCTCATGGGATGCAAATACTTAGTCATAGATCACATTACCATACTGGTGAGCGAGGGCGCTGAAGGTTTGACAGGTAACGAAGCAATTGACAAAATAATGAATGACCTCCTGCGTGTAGTCAAGAGACACAATGCATGGATAGGTTTGATTAGCCACTTACGAAAAGTACAGACAGGCGGGAAGTCCTTTGAAGAAGGACGATTACCAAGCCTAGATGATATTCGTGGTAGTGGTAGTATAAAGCAAGTTTCGTTTGACATTATTGCATTTGCGAGGAATTCGCTGGCTGCGGACGAATTTGTTAAGAACACCCTGCTTATGGCTGTGCTGAAGAGCAGAACAATAGGACTTACTGGGATGGTGCCAGGCGCTACCTACAATCATGCGACTGGACGGTTAACTGCACTCTCTGAGGAACAATTCGAGCCAGTGCATACACAAGTGAGCGAATTTTAAATGAGTAAACAGGATGATAAGCAGGTATTCTGGATGACAATAGGCGCTGTGCTTATAGCAGTGTGTTTTATAGGCATATTTGTAGTAGGGCTCCTAAGTGCATTCAGAGGAAACTGTTAACTGCCAGTTTGTAATTATGTAAGATTAAAATAATCCGAACACAGGGTGGCCATTATATGGTTATTATTAAAACAGAGGATAGTAATGTCAACGCAAGTACAAACACCATGGTCAACAGTAGGTTTGTTGACTTATAAAAGAACGTACTCCAGGAAGTTTAATGAGAGTGATCCTGACGGGTCGCCCACAGAAGAATTTCCTGATACAATCGAGAGAGTGATAAAATCTTGTAGAGACCAATTGGGTGTAGGATTTAGTACCGAGGAAGAAGAAAGACTTAGACTGTATTCACTTCAACTAAAGGGAAGCGTCGCTGGACGGTTCCTTTGGCAAATGGGTACAAGGACGGTGGACCGTTTAGGGTTAGCGTCTTTACAGAACTGTGCGTTTACAGTCGTAGATCATCCGATCGTACCATTCACATGGTGCATGGATATGCTAGCGCTAGGTTCAGGTGTTGGTTACAATATACAGAGGGAACATGTCGAGAAGTTGCCAGCTGTTCGCGAATGGTTTAAAGCGCCTACAAGAGTTGACCACGGAGGAGCTGACTTTATTATCCCAGATTCGCGAGAAGGATGGGTTAGATTCCTGGCGAAGACGCTTAAAGCTGCTTTCCTTAGCGAACGAAAAGAGAAGGGAACTTTTACATACTCTACACAGGTTGTGCGAGGTAAAGGGACCCCAATTAAAAGCTTTGGAGGAGTTGCCTCAGGTCCAGAAGATCTTGTCTGGGGTATTGGAAAAATCTCGGAAATATTGATCAGGCGTAGTGGGCGTAAAATTCGTCCCATAGATGCGCTTGATATTATGAACATTATCGGCTATATCATTGTGGCTGGGAACGTTCGTAGGTCAGCGCAACTCGCAATAGGAGATTGTGATGATATTGAGTTTTTGCTTGCGAAACGCTGGGATTTAGGCACACTTCCAAAGTGGCGCGGAATGTCGAATAACAGTGTAGCATGTGACGACATTAGAGACTTGCATGAATACTTCTGGGATGGGTATCGCGGCAAAGGCGAGCCATACGGGTTAATCAATCTGAGGTTATCACGCAAGATCGGTAGACTTGGCGAAGAGCAGTACCCTGACCCAGAGGTCATGGGCTATAACCCATGCGCTGAACAGAGTCTAGCCCCGTATGAAACATGCTGTCTCGCTGAGGTTTTCCTCCCGAATATCAAATCAAAAGAAGAATTAGACGACGTCTTAATGCTTTTGTACCGTGTCTGCAAGCACTCGTTAATGCTACCCTGCCATCACCCCGAAACAGACAAGATAGTCCATCAGAATATGCGGATGGGCATTGGAATGTCTGGGATTGAGATGGCCAGCAAGGAACAAAACAAATGGCTAGATGACGCATATGTAAAATTAAGAGATTACGACAAACGGTATTCTGAGATCCATGGTTTCGCAATATCCATTAAACTCACAACCGTAAAACCATCAGGTACGCTATCATTGCTTCCAGGCATCACCCCAGGAATACATCCAGGTTATGCACAATACATGATTCGCCGTATTACAATTGCTTCAGAGAATCCGCTAATCAAGATATGCAAAGAACATGGCTATCCAATGGAGTACAAGTTGAATTTGGACGGTACTGAAGATTACGGCTCCATGATTGTAAGCTTTCCTTTCTCCTACCCTGCTGGGACTAAATTGGCGAAGGATATGACTGCGTTAGACCAATTAGGCGAGATTAAGAGATTGCAAGAGGTATGGTCAGATAACTCAGTATCCTGTACGATATATTATCGTCAAGAGGAACTGCCAGGGATCAGAGACTACCTAGCGAAACATTATAAAAATAATCATAAGAGTTTATCGTTCCTGCTCCACTCAGAGCACGGATTTAAGCAAGCGCCATACGAAGAAATTACACAAGCGCAATACGAGGAATTAGTAGCCAAAACACGTCCCATATTATCTGTTGCATCTGCTGCCTTTGAAGGTGGTGATGAGTGTGCAACTGGTGCGTGTCCGATCAAGTAAGAGCAAAAGGGTGACCTACGGGTTGCCCTTTTTAATTAACCAAGAGGAGCCTATGAAGATCATAAGCTGCAAAGATGAACTACGTGAAGACATTCGTACCGTAGCGCAGAGATGGCGTGATCAATATTTCAAGAATGGACATTGGACTGGTATAGTTTCAGGAAGTTCGTTGGCTGTATATAATAAACTCAAGGCTCTCAACGTAGCAGTAGCCATGCCCGAAGATGTCGCGGAAGCTATTGGGAATGAATCTTGGGTGATGCCAGAGCAATGTGGTGAGTGCGGAGGCAAACCTGAATTCTTAGCTAAGTTCGATCTAAAGGATAGCGGCGAGCACGAGAGTATTTCGTTATGCCCAAGTTGTATCCGACTCGCGATGTCTGGCTTAAAACTAGCTAAAGACCAACTGAGGTTCAAATGAACACACGTGAATTGTTTGAAGCAGCGCACACAATGCCGCATGACGTTAGGTGGGATGGAAACGCGTATGTCGGGACGGGTGGTTATTCTTCCGCCATGTTCGCAATAGATTATCAGGAGCACTTCGAAATATTTAAATCCGGTTTGAAAAATGGACTGGAGCAAAGTGTATACATTTGCGAGGCGACGATTAAAAAAGGTGACGGCATGACCATTGGAATTGGCCAATGTGTCAATGAAATTCAAAGGAAATCAAATGAAATTTAGAAAGAAACCTGTAGAGATTGACGCGTATTTATTACCACCAGACGATGATAAGACACGTCCACTTCCGCCTAAATGGTTTGTAGACGCGTTGGTATCTGGCAAGATAACCGCACTACCTGACGGCTCAATCCACATAAATACACTAGAAGGCGTCATGCACGGAAGTGTCTGCGATTGGATCATCCAGGGTGTTGAAGGTGAAATATACCCCTGTAAACCGGCTATTTTCGAGAAGACTTACGAAAGAGCTTAACCAACCAAGAGGAGCCTATGACATTAATTGAAAGGATATACTTCCAAGCGAATCTTCTGTGGGCCGAGAGGCTGAAAGGCGGACTGTCAGACGAAGCTATCTTACTGTACAAGGCAGTGGAAGAGACTCTCATAGAATCTGCAGTGCAGTTGAGGGAAACCAACAAAGCGTCTATCGATCCTATCATAATCCGTTTGCAAGCAGAGCGGGAAATAGGCTGGGAAGAGTTTGATAAGAATGTAGCAGCAATGAAGGTTAGAATCAAGAACAGAAAGCCGTGGTATCAACGTCTATTTCCATTCAAACTTACAATCACAAGGGCCTATGACAATAGCTGAAAGATTCAGTAAGATACTCGATGTAATCAAGACTAACCCAGGTATTGTGGCGGTTGACATCCACAAGAAAACGTGTCCGGAAGAACGATACGCAACATTCTCGTCTTGGATGTCTACACTGTACGCCTCCTTGAAAATCGCTAGGTCGCCAGTGAAGGCTTCTTTCCGATACTGGATGCGAGACGTGGCACCGCCTGGCGCTTTGTATTTCAGCAAAACACCGTCTAAGACCGCAACAGCTTACGTCAATTCAGAACGCGAAGGGCACAGAAATGACGCAGGTAAGCGGCGCACTAAGGTTGGCCTTGCGCATGGCAAGATGGGCGGGATAGCAATTCCAGGTGAGATACCTGCAAAGGTGAGCAGTGACGTCCTGGTGGTTATTCCTCACGGAAACAACCAATCAGTCACATTCACCGTCACAGAAGCACAGGCAGTATACCAACAACTAAGAGTTCTCTTCGAACGCTAAACCAAAGGAAATAACATGACTGTAGGAACTTCAGGAACATCGAAAACACCAACCCCAATCTCACGTGAGGCCGCCCTGCTCAACGAAGCGCAAGCTGAAATTGACAAGGAAATGGCAGAACGCGCCAAGGGGCTTCTTAAGGCGCAGTTGCGCGTCATCGCTACGATGGAGCAAAGTCTTAATGTAGAAAAAATGAAACTGGCTGATATTCAACAGCGGATTGCAGATGGCGCTGTCTGACAGACACCTTCTAAGCGTCCCTTGCCCTGTCAAGTGGTGTGGGTGGTCTAGCGACACTTACACCCTCCAGAATAATGGATGGTCTTTAGCTGCGGAGGAGGATGTATATGACGGGCGTCTTCGTATAGCAATGCGACACGATGAGATGGGGCTAATGGGCATATCTGAGACTGCACAGTACGCGCACTTAGACCGCTCAGGGCTCTATTCAAGAAATAAGATGTATTTGACGGATGACCGGCCCGTATTTCACGTTAGATACATCTCTTCAAAGATGTTGTTACGCATGCACGATATTGAGCCCTTGAGCAGCTTTGTCCCGATAGACGCCAAGCCTCAATTTCACTTCATGGATACAAAAACGATGAATGTGGAGGACTTCACTTGCTTTGCACCTAACCTGACAAGGACGGAAGAAATCATCGTCGAGCCGGACACCGTAATGAGCCTTCTGGAAAAGATAAAGGAGATACAAGCACCTGAACAAGAGCGCATCAGAAAAGATAACCGATTACGTGAGTACATGACTAGCAAGCCGCGAGAAGTGTTCCACGCCCAAATACTTTCATTTCAGAGGTAACAATGGACTATTTTGATGCAAGAAATGCAAAGATTGCTGAGAATGAGGCTGCAGCAAAGCTATCGCCAGAGCAGATGGAGGTGCTCGACAAGGTATTGACAATGATGCGCCAGCTAGATATTTATGGTGTTGATGTTTTAGCCAGCATTGATGTAGACCATGCTGATGTCGAAAAGATTATTGAAGGGATTGAGACACATTTCAATTATCAAGGCCCTGATGAAGAACTAGCAGAACCAGAACTATCAGACGCGGAAGCTTTGGCATCAGCAGGACGCGGCACAGACGAAGATTACGTACCAGGCGAAATACTATAGGAATCCACATGTCCGATCTCGCTCGTAGTGATGTAAACCACAAGGGTGTTGTGCGTCCATATGACGCGTACTTTAACAACAGAAGGACAGAGGTATTCGCAACAAGCGTTACAGAGGCTGTGGAAGCAGCTGCAAGAAAGTTCGCAACAGAGCAAACAAAGGTAGTTGTCATCCCTTCTAAATACTAAGAGGAATTTATGCAAATCATTCAAGAGTTCATATTACCAGTCGCAGGACAGCAGAAGGTTGTAATGCCAGTCGGTGCGAAGATACTTCATATCATACCGAAAGGGCGGCATGTATCTGTGTTTGCAAAGATGGATGTGGACGCGAAGATTTGCCATAGACGCTTCAATGTATATGGTACCGGCTGGGAGCTGTCTAAAGTCCCTGGAGAATATTTAGGGACGGTGATCATGCCACAATATGTGCCGCAATATGCCGGTGAGGTCTCTTCATGCGCCGCATGGCATGTGTTTGACGAAGGCGAAACCCCACTAGGCGCTCATTAACAAGGAAAAACGATGTTCAGAGTAATGCTATCACCAAGGGATGATCCTAAAAAGAATCCCGATTTTTTCCACCCCACAAGGGGTATTAGGTATCCTCTTTCGTGCTCCCCTAAATACGATGGTATAAGGGGCAGCACGAAAGACAATAAGGTCAGGTCGAGAGACTACAATATCTTGCGCTCTCATCAAGTACAGGATATGTTCGGTTTTGCAAATCACTCCGATGGCGAACTGATAGTTGGTGAGCCCAACGTATTTAATGTCTTCAATCTTACAAGTAGTAGTGTCACCGCATTTGATCAGCCCGCAGATGACATTGGCTATCATTTATTTGATTGGACGTCGCCTGAGATCATTCTGTTACCTTTTGAGAAACGTTTTCAGTATGCATCAGATAGAGTCCGAGAGTTCAATGCCGCTGGGTTGTCAACATATGGCCGAGATATATTTCATACAATACCACATACTCTGATCACTAATTACGAAGATCTGATTGAGTATGAGGAAGACCAACTTGCATTGGGATTTGAGGGGATTATGATGCGTAATCCCTTGGGTAAGTACAAAGGAGGTGACGGTACACCGCCGAATCGCGCAACTTTCAAGGAAGGTCTGATTTACAAGTTAAAGCGGTTCGAGGACGATGAGGGCCTAGTCGTTGGATTTATTGAAGCGACTGACAATATAAATCCCGATATCCGAAGCAACACTGGCACTTCGAAGAGGTCTAAGGCTGCTGAAGGGCTTATCCCTGCGGGGACACTCGGAAAGTTTATTTTAGATGTTCGTGGCAAGATAGCTAACGTTCCTCCAGGAAACTTTACACATCCAGAAAGGCTGGCAATTTGGAATGAGCAGGATAAGTACCTGAACAAGGCGTATGTCAAGTTTCGCCACTTTCCTCACGGTGCTAAGGATACCTTTCGGATGGCAAGAGCAACAGGTTTCAGAGATCCAGGAGACTTCTAATGGGGATTAATTACACGACTAAATTGTACTTCGAGTGTCATGTAAACTTTAAACCGATTAGTCCTGATTTCAGAGACTTGCTAGAGAAAATTTGCCAGTTTCACGGGTTCAGGTTGGCAAGGCTTCTTAACATGAACATGACAAATTCCATAGATACCTTTTGCACTACTCGTGGAACGGTGTTCAAAGATGTCTTAGATAGGACTAGATTTTTCATTACTGAAACAAAAGTAAATGGGTTTGATAGCACTCGTTACAAGATAGAAAATACATTGATAGACAGCAAGATACGTGATGACTTCGGACTACTGAAATGACGATTATTACGGATTCAAAGGCCATTCGTCTGGCGCGTTTGTTTGCACTAAAAGGCGCATTATCCCTGGAAGTAAAGGGAATGCAACGCAGCCGTGGACGTAGTGCATACAGCACAATTAAACAAGAGTTCAATCTAAAGGGAACTAAGGCAAAGGTATTAGAACAGTTTAAAGAACTAATCAAACAACTCGAGAAACAGTTAGAACTACCTTTAGAGGAAACACAGAATGACGAAACTGTTAACAGCGACGTACATGTCGCTTGAGAAAGAGAAAGCAAAACTTAGGCGTGTAGTAAATCAATTCTTCGGATTCGATGCAAATACTGAGATTGGGACGCACCGATTAGGTGAACTGTCCATCCTACTTTGTGGGGGCGCTATCAATAGTCTGATGACAGGCCGATCGGTTAACGATCTGGACTTCTATCTACAAGACCCTAGCAAACTTGAAGAAGCCAAACAATTCCTAGCGACAATATTTTTAGAGACGCCCTTTAAGACAGAAAACGCTATTACCTACAAACGCAAGTCTACAAAAAGCCGTAAAGTATGGACAGTACAGTTGATCACACGATTCTCTGGAACCCCTGCTAAAATCTTCGATGATTTCGATTTCACGATAACACATGGCGCATTCAACTTCTCCGCAGATATCTTTGAGCTGGGCGAGCGATTCTTTCCAGACCTAGTAGCGCGTAGATTGGTATACGCTGGCAGTTCAAAGTATCCGATTTGCGCCCTCTATCGTACCAAGAAGTATGGCGCACGTGGATACACAGTCTCAGGCAGCACGCTCATGCATATTGCCCTCTCCATTGTACAGCTGAAGATACATACGTACAAGCAGCTGAAAGAGCAGTTGATGGGGATAGACACAATGTTCCTGCAGGGTCTTCTTAATCGATTCCCTGATAAATATGAGGACAGTCTTCCGGTTAACTACGGTGAGTTCGTTTCCGATATATTTGCAGCGATAGACGGTACTGAAGAAGACTTCAGCGAAGACGATCATTTTGAGCCAGAAATATAATGTATATGACAGAGTCCATGGCGCATGAGGGGCGTATGTTAGCTAGCGAAAATGCTGACAGACGTAAATTAGAGAAAGCCAACCAAGCGAGTTGTAATACTTGTGAAAAGTGTGGACATAGTGCGACCCGATTCGGTCTCACTCGTTGTAGTGTTAAAAAGAAGACAGTAAATCATCTAGGTACTTGTTATCAATTTAAGGAGAGAAAGCTTGCCACGAGTAACCAATGAAGCATTTGTTGCAGACCTTATGCAACGTTCACCACATGGGGACTTATGCCAGACATTTATTCTAGAGGCTATTCGGTTTTACGCGGACATAATCTCCAAGACCACACCTGTAGATAACCCGCGCTCGATAGTAAGTGAGATAGCCTGGCATGGAATTGCAGTAGATCTTAAAGAAAGGTTGGAGGCCAGATATGTGTCGGAGCAGAACTATTATGTCACTAACGCCGTGCGACCTTGAAGTATTGTTGCACTATTATGTATCACCGTATGAGCTGGACTTAGAGCATACAGAGCACCCCAGACTACACGCCCCTGCGGTTGAGGCGTCTATCAGCATGTTTGTTAACCAAGGGCTGATGGCTAGGCGGGCTGTGCAATCGAAATACGGTTCTAGTTATGATGTAACTGAAATGGGTGGCGCGTTTGTGCAGATGCTATGCACAACTCCCTTTCCAGTCCAGAGGTATGAAGATCCAAGAAATTTAATAACCGCGTCAACACAACAAGGGTGAAGAATGAACAAGCCGATCGTAATTTATCACAAGGGCTGTACGGATGGTTTTGGTGCAGCATGGTGTTTCTGGAACCAATACAAAGATACATATGATTATCACCCAGGCGTATATCAGGGCAAGGTTCCAGATGTAGTTGACAGGGACGTGTTCCTAGTGGATTTCAGCTACAAAAGGAACGTAGTAGAGGACATTCTTTCTGCAGCCAAAAGTGTCACTCTCATTGATCACCACAAGTCGGCGTTGGAAGATCTTTGGGATTTGGAGACTGCTGGACTCAGCATGAAGCATAGCTCACAAGAACATTCCGGCGCTGTATTGGCATGGAATTACGTACAATGGGCACATAGACTGAGTCTGGGCAAGCCGAAAAAGATGCCGCAAGTATTAGCGCATGTAGAGGATTACGATCTGTGGAAGTTTAACTTACTGTATACCAAAGAAATAATGGCGTACGTTACACTTCAAGATTTTGAATTCAAAGTATGGGACAAGATGATGAGTGTCACTAAGGCTGGCCTGGTTAGAATGATCAAAGACGGTGGACTACTCGAAAGGAAGCAGCAGCAGGATTGTGCTAGAATAGCAGAAACTTCGCTCAGAGATGCTGTTATTGACGATCATCCGACTGTCCTAGTAAACGCGCCTAGCCTGTTCTTCAATGATGTGGCAGAAAGATTGACACGAACGAATCGTTTTGTCGCGTTGTATTATGACACGAAAGACTACAGGAACTTTGGGTTGAGGTCTCACTCCTCTAATCCAGACGCATTAGATGTAAGTGAGATAGCAGTAAGATTCGGCGGCGGTGGTCATAAACACTCCGCAGGATTCAAGGTAGATCGCAGGCACACGTTATCAAGGATTTGAAATGCTAAGAAAGAATGCAGAAGTGTCTTCCCTAGGGAAAGCACAGGCGGATATTGAGGCAGCGACTAAGACGTTAAAAGCCGCTCAATCAACATTTACGAAGGCTTCTAATGCTCTCGTAATCGCCCAAGAAGGGCATGAAAGAGCTACACTTGCACTAAGTGCTGTCTTCCAGGCAGTGCGGGGTTCGTCAAAAGTGGCGCCTATCGGCTACAAGTGAGTCCGATAGCTGCCCCTTGAAGTGGCGCAGAAAGGCCAACTACCATCGTCAAAACGTGGCGGTTGGCCTTTTCTGTGTCAGTAGTTCGAAACAGCGTCGAAAACCGCTACACGCGGGAACCCGTTAAATTAATGATAACCCGTAGTATGGCGGTTTGGCCTCCACTCTTGGTGCGCCGCGATGCCCATTGCTAACCGCAATGTGTAATAATAACAAGTCGCGGGACTGTAACAATAGTGGTAGAATTTGTTAGGAAAAAGTATCCTAACAATCACGCGCAGTAAACTTGACTTTGGTAGTTGGAGAGAAACTGCTACATTAGCCTTATTCCCATCGGGGCGTAGGGTATCTTATATGGGCATCAATGATGCTGTCCATGTTAAAATTTGAGGATATCAAAGCAATGAGCACCAATCAAGTAAAACAAGGTTACATCACACCAGATAACGTCGTCCACGCAACCGCTGCAGATGCCCGCAATCACTTGCGTAAGCCTCAAGTAACAGCCGCATTGCTGGCAGTCGCAGGTGGTGACAGCAAACTCTCTACTTTCCTGTTTGAAAACAGCGAAGATATTGCCGGAGCGTTTGAAGCGGGTACTGTATCCCGTGTAACCAAAGTTGAAAAGAATAAACTGAAGAAAGCATTGGAGCATCTGAAAACTGTTGATGACCCGAAACTTCGCTTCTTGCAAGAAAACGCTGACGCGGTCGAAGGATCGTTCCGTTGGCCAGCTGTGAAACGTATGGACGATGCTGAGAAAGCCGCTGAAACATTGCGCGTTCTCACAACTCTGTCAAGCGCAGAAGCTGCTACTTGGATTGTTGCTAACAAAGAAGCAATCTTGAAAGCATTCGACGCCGGTGTTGAAAAGCGTGTTGTAAATCCTAAAGCAATGGAAGCCCTAGCTGTGCACCGTGCTGCACAGAAGGTAATCTCCGATGCGAAGAAACTTGCCGAAGCTCCAGCGAAAGCTGTTGCTGAAGCCGCAAAAGCTGCTAAGAAAGCTGCAGAAGCTGCTGCCAAATAAGGAACCGATTGTGGGGAATCCCTACTCGTCATCCTATGGCAAACAAAAGATACGATTAGAGATTCCTATTTCGGTTTGCAGGTTTTCCCAGCTAGAGTGCAGGTACTCCTCCCTGATGATCCATTCTGGCTAAAAAACCTTGCACAACGTGTGAGTCACTAAATGACTCCAAGACTCTCCTGCTAAGTAACCGTTAGCAATGTTGTCTAAAATAATTTAGTTTAATTTCCCTGGATGTATATACGAGATTGCTCGTGTATGCTCCAGGGTTTTTAATTCAGCTGTTACCTGCAAACTTGGACATATTGAGCAACGATGTAAGGCGGGTCGCTACCGAACTACGTCGCCTGAGACCAACAATGTGTGTGACAGCTGAATTAAAGATCACCGAGATGAAAGCACTAATGGACTGTACCCATTACTTGTAGTAACGAGTTGTGGTCTTTAACTATAAGGAGAACCACATGACAAACGAAGAAGCATTTAAGCAAGGCTGCAATGCCATGCAAGCAAAGATCGCCGCAACACTCATGGTAAAAGGAAACATATTACTTGCCCCAATGGTGCTAGGAATACCTGCACCTGAATTTAAACCCGTCGAAGTAGTTAATCTAAGTGGAGGCTGAATGCTATATCTGGATGGCGCACCCGTACCTGTAACAATGTTTCCCGACAAGACAAGCCAAGTTTGGCACTTGCTAGTTGATCAATATGCTCGCTGCTATAACATAGAATGGAAGTTTGAGCACGAGGGTGAATTGATGCACTTAGCACAGTTGTATAGGTTATTGTATGACTTTGGTAAAAAGAGAAATGCGTTTGTTGAGATTAATCTCCACCTACCATATCTCCCGTATGCCAGGCAAGACAAGGCAGTAGGTAATACAGAAACATTTGCGTTGTCTGTATTCTTGCAGATAATTAAGGATATTGGGTTCGATAAGGTGTCCGTATTCGATCCACACAATCCTCCTTACGTTAGGCTCTGCTTATCGAATGTCCTAATTCTCACTCCAGGGCTAGAAATACAGGAAGCCATGCGTTCAGTAATGGCAGACATCGTTGTGTTTCCTGACGAAGGCGCTCAAGAAAGGTACAAAGATCTTCTGCTTTCAGGGGTAGTTGTAATATCCGCAATGAAGTTACGAGATCGTAGTACTGGTAAAATAATCACGACAGCAATGCCGGAATTACCACCAGGACAATCTGTTCTTATGGTTGACGACATTTGTGATGGTGGTGCAACATTTATCAGTCTCGCAAAATTAATGCCTGACAGAGAGATAAGCCTATACGTATCACATGGCATCTTCTCAAAGGGTACCGCAATCCTGCGTGAAGCAGGTATAAAACGCATATTCACCAAAGATGGAGAACAATTTGAAAAAGCTTAATCCGATGTGTCTGACCGACTTCTACAAACTATTTCACCGCGTCCAGTATCCACCAGGTACAGAGGTAGTGTACTCGACATGGACACCAAGATCAACACGTTTGCCAGGAGTCGACGCGGTCGTGGTCTTCGGACTGCAGGGATTTATTCAAGAGTGGCTGATTGATTACTTCAATGATAACTTCTTCGATGCTCCGATTGATATCATCGTGGACGACTACGCACGTACTGTTGGCAAATCATTGGGTATCAAAGATGTCGAAACACAACACATACGGGATTTGCACTTTCTCGGATATCTCCCACTGTTGATTAAGGCACTTCCCGAAGGCTCACGTTGCCCTATTCGCTGCCCTGCGTTTACCGTGCATAATACAGACAAGAAATTCGCTTGGTTGACCAACAATCTAGAGACACTTATGTCTTCAGAATTGTGGCTTGGTTACACAAGTGCAACGATTGCTGATCAGTATCGCCAGTTACTAAATGAAGCGGCAATGTTGACTGTCGGTAATACGGATTTCGTACCTTTTCAGGGACATGATTTCTCTATGCGTGGTCTGTCAAGCATCTCTGCTGCATCCCGTTCAGGCGCTGCACACTTGACAAGCTTCCAGGGCACTGATACTGTTCCTGCAATTCCGTATTTAGAGCAGTACTATGGTGCAAATGTGGACGAAGAGTTGGTCGGCACTTCCATACCGGCAACTGAGCATAGCGTCATGTGTGCGTATGAAGACGATATGGTCAGTTTTAAACGTCTGATTAACGACGTGTACCCTACAGGCTTCCTCTCTGTTGTGTCCGATACATGGGATTTGTGGGATGTTATCGGGCGTGTGCTGCCGCTACTTAAGGATGACATCATGGCGCGTGACGGTAAGTTGGTTATACGTCCTGATTCAGGCGACCCTGTCAAGATCATCTGCGGTGACTCTGATGCACAACCTGGCACCATGGTCTACAAAGGCGTTATTGAGTGTCTGTGGGATCTCTTTGGTGGTACATTATCGCCCAAGGGATTTAAGCTATTGGACTCCCATATCGGCGCAATCTATGGTGATTCAATTACTATCGATCGCGCCCGACAGATCGTCAATCTGCTGTACCTGAAGGGATTTGCATCGATCAATTGTGTGTTTGGTATTGGCAGCTTCACGTATCAGTACAACACACGCGACACTTTCGGATTCGCTCTAAAGTCCACAGTAGTTGTAGTAAATGGGCAGGAGCGCCATATCTTCAAGAATCCGAAGACCGATGATGGTACAAAGAAGTCGCAGAAAGGTCGTGTTGTGGTTTTGAAAGACGGCTATGGCGACTACTATTATGAAGACGAATTACCGCTACATGGCGACATAACAGGTGATCAGTTAAAGGTGGTGTTTGAAGACGGTTTCCGAATTGGTCCAATTCAAACACTGTCAGAAATACGTGCTCGAATTCAGAGCAAATGAATTAGCTGACCTATTGGGTGTTAACGTCCAAGAGGTTGGTTGATGTAGTAACCATCCTGATTAGGTAGGATGTTTTCAGCATACCCAACCGATAAAGCCGAAGTAGTACAATGGGATTTATACAGCAATTACCCTAGGAGATGTGAATAAAATCCCGATAACCGAAATAACTTTAGAGTCTATACAGCAAACCCTCTCGCCCGTAAGGGCATCCGCGTATCAAAGAGACTCTGTCTACGTAATTAAAACAGGATGTCTTCAGCAATCTCCCTTTCTGCTAAAAAGACGTACATCCTGATTTGTAATTAAATGGAAGCCATTCTGCACACAATGCCCTCTACTTTTAATAGAACCGCTAACACGAGAGTGTTGGCATGGCTTCCGCTATAAATGGTATCTTTTCAGCAACACCCTTGGTTTAATCTAGGACCTTTGGTCTACGGAGAGTGGGTCGTACCCCATACAAGGATACCGATATAAACAATAGAATCTCTACAGCAACTCCAACCCTTTCTATGAAAAAGACTATGTAGATTCTGCTAACTTAAAAGGAAAAAAATGTCATTCTTAACTGAAAACGAAACCGAAACAACCAACGGCATGAAAGCGTTGGTAAGCACCACAAGTTCATTAGTTGACCTCTTCTTTGGAATAGGTGCAGCACGCAACAACCCCAACATTGCTTCACAATTTGTGAACACCTACCAGGCACACGGCATCCACGCTATGAAGATTCTTTTCTGGGCGCGCGATGTCCGTGGCGGTGCAGGCGAACGCAAGGTCTTTCGCGACTGTCTTAACTTGCTACAACGTGTCGACCCGCATGCCGTTAATCGTTTTATCCCACATATCCCAGAATATGGTCGTTGGGATGATGTGCTGGCGATAACTGCGGAACGCGTAGTCTCTGAAAAGATCACTACGATCTCAGAAGGCCTGATGCCAATCAGTGTGACGCTGGTAAAATCTGGTCTCAGCAATGGAGACGCCTTATGTGCCAAATGGATGCCACGCAAGGGTAGAGTAGCTGTGGCGTTGCGTGAAGGGCTCGGCATGTCCCCAAAGGAATACCGCAAGACCATCGCGTCACTCAGCAAAACGGTCGAGCAGCAAATGTGTGCCCGTAAATGGGATGACATAAACTTCTCTCACGTTCCATCCATCGCGTCCAAAGCCTATCAAAAGGCCTTCAAGAAGCATCAGGCAACCCGCTATGAAGAATGGCAGAAGGGATTGGCTACCGGCGAGACTAAAGTTAATGCCGCAGCTATCTTTCCACACGACGTAATTGTCGGACTTAGGAATGGCGACATTGTGACAGCTGAAGCGCAATGGGCTGCACTTCCGAATTACATGGAAGGTAGCAGTGGCATGATTCCAATGGTAGACGTCAGCGGCAGCATGTCTAGTGCAAAAGCCGGTGGAAATGCAAGTTGCATGGACATTGCGCTGGCTCTCGGATTGTACATTTCCGAACGTCAGCAGGGGACTTTCAAGGACGAGATCATTACGTTCAGCGAAACACCTTCAATGATCAAACTGGTAGGCACGCTAGACGAACGTCGTATGCAGTTGCAAAATTGCCCTTGGGGGATGACCACGGATATTACGTCCGCATTCAACTTGCTCTTAAGCCGTACTATTTCAGCGGGTGCAACACAGGAGCAGATGCCCAAAGTGTTACTGATTCTAAGCGACATGCAGTTCAATCAGTGTGGAAACCAGTCTGGGTTGGAAATGATTCGGGCGCGTTATGAAACAGCAGGTTACACCCCACCGACCATCGTGTTTTGGAATCTGAATGGTGCGTATAATAACGTTCCTGCTACTGCCAACGAACAAGGTGTCATGTTGGTTTCAGGATTCTCTCCAGCTATCATGAAGTCGATCTTGGCTTGCGACGATGAGTCATTGACACCAGAAGGCATGATGTGGAGTGTTATTAACTCACCACGGTACGCTGCCATACAATGAACCGTAAACAGCGTTTCAAGAACCGTGAGACTGCGAAGAAATTGCAATACGAAGCCCACACATGTAGTAATTGTGGGCTTCGTGGGTTGCATTGGATACAGGCTCCAACAACGCTCCTCGACATGCTTGATGGGCGAACACCACAGGGCTTCTGGACATGCCCCAAATACTACGGCGCAGATGGTAAGCGCATAATATAATTGCGAAGAGGGTATTGAGTTCAGAGGATACGCGATGGCAACGTTACGAGACTTAGTGAGCTAAAGCTAAGTTGCTCACCATCATACCTTCCTAGCATTCAAAGGAGTATCGCATAATGCATGTGGATGACTGGTTAGACGCAGCAACCCCAAGAGTGCCACCTGGAGAAGAATATGCTAGGTGGTGGCTGGAGATCTTCCGGTTTCCCGCTTGGAAGAAGATGCTTTACGCCGAGATCATGGCGCCCTTTAAGCTATTCTGCACATACAAAGGGGAACGTTTCAGATGTATTGGTTGTAGCAGAATGGGTGATGTTTGGCTTACTCGGAACCCTGACAAGCAGTATGGTTATGACCTTCGTATTGATGTATTAGACTGTAGTAACTGGAGTTCAACTTTGTAATTAACCAAGAGGAGAAGCAAATGCAATGGATATTGATTGTTTGGATGTTTGGTCATGCAGGCAGCACCGCTATCACAACCGCCGAATTCAATTCACATAGCGCGTGTACTGATGCTCTTACTGTGGTGAAAACTAAAGTGAGCGGAAGTGCAGCCGTTTGTGTGTTTAAAGGCGTCCCCAACAAGTAGCGCCACTTAACCAAGAGGAGATTGACATGGCACGAAGTATCTCGTATCCAGCTGACCCAACTTCACTAGCAACACTTGAAGATATCTTCTGGACAAAAATATGGCAATTGCTGTTGAAAGACCAGATTGGCGACAATTTGATCTATCATCGTGGCTGTCATTGGTTCTGGAAGTTGTCAGATGATGGCACCTCCCTGAAGTTGTGGTTGTTAAAGGCGGGTAAGGAAGAGACGTGCAGCTTACCAATTCCTCCTGAATATCAGTAATCGCACGAAGTCAGCACGCGTCAACTGACACTGGCTACACTGAGGAGGATCCTGATCGAAGCGAACTCCTTGACGCCAGTATCGTGCTTTTGTGGTCTTAGCTGGCCATCGCAGTAAACAGCTAACAGTCGTCGGTGGTCATTCGAGGCTACCGACGACACCCCAATTCTAAGAGGATATTATGAATAAAGAAGGAATGCAAAAAGCCTTTGATAAGGCAGTATCAGGAATACTCGCGCAAGGTGGCCCTTCAGGACACGCTGGCCCGACCAAGAATACTTACATGTGCAGTTACATCGAAGGCACTCGTAGATGCGCCTTTGGACATCTCGTTTCCGAAGGACTGTCTATGGAGCTTCTCGAAGGTAAACGCGCGGAATCGATCATGACAATAGACGGCGCAGATATATTCGGTAATGATGTAAAAGAGGCTGCGAAGGTTGTACAGAACGATATTCGTAATAACTATGGGCCACTGGAGACGACTTTCATAGGTGCACTACAAGCAGCGCATGACAGCGCCGCCAGAGATCGTAGCCGCCTTTACTTAACCGATGCAGATTTTATAAATGCTTTCAGGATAAAGGTAGAAGAAATAGCCTTGAGATACCACTTGAAAACAAATGTATTGGAAACCTAAGAGGAGCTTATGAACACGATTGAAGAGAAACAAGCAGTGCTCAACAAGGTTGTCGCGGCTATTCTTTTGCAAGGCGCGCCGTCGATAACAGAAAGGGGCGCTTGTCGATACAAATTTGGGGAACTGAAATGTGCTATCGGGCATCTTCTTCCAGATACATTGACAGCTTACGACTTTCAGTTGATCGAAGGCATGGGCGCCAGATCGCTAATGTTGAACAACAGGGCCAAAAGTATTTCTAATATTATTAAAGAGACACATGGTATTTCTGACGCAAGCTTTCTTGAACATTTGCAAGCGTGTCACGACAGGGCAGCGTCAGTCATGGGCAAACCTATTTCTGGAGAGGTGTTCATACCTCGATTCAAAGACCATATTGCTACTTTTGTAGAACACCATAAGTTGAAAACACCAAAGGCATTAAACGGGTCAGTAGCTCAGCAGGTAGAGCCTCGCGAAGGTAGCGAGAGGGTCGTTGGTTCGATTCCAACCTGATCCACCAACAAGGTTGTGTAACTCAGCGGTAGAGTAGCGGCCCGATAAGCCGTTAGCCGATAGTTCGATTCTATCCACAACCACCAACATGAGAGGCTTGACATGAAAGTCCGACGAGAAATTGAATTGTATGCGGCAGAAGAACATAAAGACGCGTTGCTCTGGTTACTAACCGAATATCATTGGGCGTCCGAATTTACATTCGTTGCCTCATGTCGTTTTGTAAAGTACGGTACGCAAAGTTATCAATCGCACCGTGTTTGGTTTCCAACAAGAGCAGGACAAGTCCTGTTTGACCACATGCCTAGAGCTGTTATTAACAAATAAAGTGTTCGACAAGAGGCCTAAGTCTCTGCCCTTTCAAGGCAGCATCACGGGTTCGAATCCCGTACACTTTACCAAGTTGTAAAGATGTGCTCAGAATATCACAGTTCTGTTCATACCTGGGGGTGAAAGGCCTCCACCAATCAATAGCCGGTTAGCCAAGCGGTTAAGGCCGTGGGTTTTGATCCCATTATGCGGTGGTTCGAATCCATCACCGGCTGCCAATTAAAGGAAATAAATGTTAATAAACTTCATGATACTGATTATACTAGTAACGCAATTCGGTCTATCAGGTTGGTGGATTGCGGGTGGTGCGGTATGCTATTTTGTGCACGTAGCAAAGAACTTCCATGAAATGAGTAAATGAACACGAGAAGAGCCTAACTAGTGGCCGATCTCTTGTAAAAGTTAGGATAGACGTTGATTGTGGCTGCATAGCTATGATTTACGAGACAACCGTACGGCCTGGCGCCTAACAAATTCGCCATGTGACACTGTATGCAAAGCACACATGTGGTGAAGGCCGTGTTGAACACCTGCAGGTTAGTTAGACTACGACTTCTGGCGTAAATTGAGTACTCCCTCTCTTGGGTAGCCAGTGTTTAAAACGTGATAAGTGTCTAGCCGGTGAAAGACTTAGAGGAAATGACTGCTAATTTGGGCAACTATAGCCAGATCTAGCGACGTGCTACGAGCAAGGATCGAATCCTTGTTACGAACCTATAAATCTAAGTTTGATCCGAGTAAATACTTAATAGAAAGGTCTTTATGAAAGTAGGCGATGTTGTAATGTGCATTCATGACTACCGCAAAAGAGGTGGATTCTTTTCGTCATATTTCGGTCCTGAGCCAGAGCTAGGTAAATCATACACGGTCGCAGCAGTGAGTGGTTGCTGCGCTACGAGGATTAGTTTAAAAGAAATCCTGGATATCATGCCTGAGCATTTTTTATTTAAGGCTAAAACTGTCATATGTATTGACTGCCGCAAAGCATACCCATCCGCCGGTTGGATTGCGCGTAAGTTTATCAAACTCGGAGATGTGTCCATTCAGGACGAAGAGGTAACAGCAACTAAAAAATTCCTAGAGGAGTGTATGTCGTGATACCTAAAATTCATCTCGTAGCATTTGAAAGCAGACAACCAGCTTTTATATTCGTAGCTGTACCGGATGAAGTTGGTCGGTACATGCGAACAGATCGTTCTGTTATCTTAACGTCCTGTCCTGTGTGCAGAAGCAGCTCAGGAGAGCCTTGCAAGAGTGGCAAAAATGGCGCGTACTGCGCAACCACACACTTCCTACGCCGACGTAGGGCGAAGAGTTTGTCTGGCGCCATACATGACGTCGTACTACCAGTAAAGAAACGCGTTGCAACGTAGTTAGACATACTCGAATCAACGGTGAAACATGTGGCGTGGTACTCACCGTGCGCACAAAGATAGCCGGACTGATAATGTTTAGCCGGTAGACCCAACGCTCTGCTGCGAGTTTTGAGTGCAAGTGCATGACTTGCGCAATACAAATGAGCCTTATGAGTGTTGTAAGTTTACCGAGTACACATTACATGGAGGGAATATGAACATCGGAAAAGTTAAGTTGTGGTTCTTTATCGTCAGTTTGCTAGTGTTCTTAGCGTCTGTAATAACGTTAATCGTGATCGCATTTGACGCTAGTCTCGTGGTCGGTCTAACCTGCACGGCTATTATTAGCGTTATTTGCGTGTTCATAGTGATTTAAAGCACTGTACAGCACCAGTGCGTTGCACCTCCCTTTAGCAAGGAGTCACTTCTAGTCTAAACACTTAATCGCGTAACGCAGGAGATAACATGGGACCACCAGGTAAGTAATCGACTCTTCACGCAGCGAATATTTAAGGAAAGCCTGCTTGGACTATAAACAGAAGCCCGAAACTGGTTGTTTCTGAAGCTGATTATCCTACAATGGATAGAGTGGCTGAGCAAAAGATAAACAGCTATTAAGACTTCGCGCAGTGGATAGAAACCGCGCATTCTAAAGGAGTATTTTAAAAAATGAACACTTTCAAGAAGAAATTAAGCTAGTACGCAACTTAACAGCGGAATAGTGTTAACTGCTGCTCATAACCTAGGTTACACTGATCTAGGACTAATCAGATATCGTAGTGGTTATCTGAGTATAGTACAGTCGGCGATACATTGGCGAATATATGAGTAGTGGTTAGAATTATTCACAACAAGGAGAACATCGTGATAGAGCAAATCCCTGAAATAGGCGGCGAACAAGGCAGAATGAATCCCGAATTAAAAGCGTTATGGTTAGCCGCGCTTCGTGGTGACGGGTACTATCAAACAGAAGGTGTACTCAGGAGTAGCATATCAGGGTGTTCGGAAAAGTTTATGTGTTGTCTCGGTGTCTTAGAAGACGTCTGTTCGGATAGAACTAAGAGTGTCTGGTTGGATAACACACTATGCTCAATTAGCGGAGAGCACCACGCCAATTATCTGTCCCGTGAACTTACTGAACTGGGCAATTTTACGTCAAGAGACCCCTATGTGCCAGTACTGTCGGTGCGTAGAAACCCTGGTGATGATGAGTTGATGGCCATAAGTCTGTCCATGCTCAACGACGAGGGACTAACATTCCCACAAATCGCCGACGTAATCGAATATTTCTTTTAAAGGGCACTAATGAAGAAACGTAAAGTTTACAGATATGGTCCACGGAAGATCGGATTCGGTTACGCAATGGGTGGTTACGGCCCGTATTACTACCGTGAACGTATAAAAGAAGAACCACCAAGGGTAAAGGAAGAATATGGTAAGTGAAAGAATGTTGGGCGCGATCAGTTTCATGATAGCAGCGCACGGAAGCCAGAAAAGGAAGTTCACAGGGGAGCCTTACGCCGTCCATCCGTTAGAGGTTGCCACGATTCTCAATAAGACGCTTCATGACGATATCAGCGAAGAACTTCGCGAAGATATAATTATCGGCGGTCTCTTCCATGACCTAGTAGAAGATACGTCTGTAACGTTACTCCAAATCAGTTCGAAATTTGGAAGAAACGTTAGCATGTTAGTGTCGGAAGTAACTGATGTGTCTACTCCAGAGCATGGAAATCGTGCCGCTAGAAAGGCCATGGATAGGGCGCATCTATCGCATAGTTCTAAATGGGGGGCGACGATCAAACTAGCTGATCTAATCAGTAACACAAGTGATATCGTTGCGAATGACCCTAATTTTGCCAAAGTGTACCTGCAAGAAAAAGAATTACTGTTACAAGTATTACAGCATGGGCATCCGGCGCTAGTAAAGTTAGCCTCAGTGAACATGCTTAAAGAACTCTCAGCTGAGATAGCTACACTCAGCGCGGGGTAAACGCGCTGTAGTACCTAGCCGGTAGCGACAAAACCTGGAGACTGCATGGAAACACCGACGGGATGTGGCGATGCAGACACGAACGGAACTTGTGTGCTACCGAGTATGTACAACAGAAGGAAAACAATATGAAAATTAACACCAGCCCCTCGCTAGTCATGGAGGGGCAAGTAATTAACCTCACGGATATCAACGGCGGATTGGCCTTGGAAATATCAATAAACCAGTCCACCAGAATTGTCCATGTGAACTTGAACGGCGTATGTGTTTTACGTAGTTCCAATACACCTATCTTTCTGGAGGTCAATGGAAAAAGAATTGAATTGGAGAGCACAGTATGAGCGCATTTAAGATAGGCGATACAGTGCTTTGTGTGTCAGAATTCAATACCCCTGGCTCCCCAAAAGTTGGCGCAACGTATGTAGTAGATTCGGTAGGCGATGGATGTGGTTGTGATTCACGAATCAAACTGAAGGGCGTGGCGAGTTACATATGCCCGCTAGGTTCAAGCTGCGCCCGATGTTTAAGCTATATACCTAGCGAAGTTCAGTGGTGGAGTAAGCGGTTCATAAAACTTAGCGAGGAAGGAGTTCTTACTGATGTTGAAAGTTTTGAGATGGTTTAAAATAGGGTTACTACTAACGATAGTAGCCTGTCTGCTATTTCTCATAGTGCTAGCCTGGATGGAAGCACTGATTATAGGCGTGATGTGCACTCTGATTATAGTAGTCATCACGCTTGCTGCTATAATTGTTAACGAAAGGACTATACGAAATGCCTTCAAAGACGAAGACCAAGCTAGTCGATCTGCTTGGTAGCCTGGACGACCAGATCAGAAATATGGATGCCCTGAAGGAGGCTGCACAAGTTTTTGGGAAAGACGCCTCAGCACTGAAGATACGCATCCAAGACGCACTCCTTAAGGACGACGATACACGTATGCTTAGCACATTCCCGCTAGGCGCACAGTTTCTTCGTAATGGGCAACTGTGCATGCGTCTGCGCTTGTGTGGGCATATTCTCATGAGTACGCTTGTGTCGGAGAATCTCACGCGTGGTAACATTTGTATATGCAATTTGAAGACCGGAAGCGCTTGGTTCGTAGAAGACGAAATGGTAAGAATCCCAAACAGGAGCAGTCATGATTGATACAGCAACGGCATGGATTAGTGCGCAATTGGCGTTCAATACGTATATGGCATTTTTGCTGTATTGGGGTCCACTTATTATTTGCGTAGTAGGTTACACAATACGTACCTGGCGAAATTACCAGAAAGACATCATCAGGCGCGAAATGACAGCAGATGCAAAGAGCGTTGCAGTATATTACAACCCAACAGATACAGTAGGCACATTGATTGGGCGAGCAATCGTCTCAGTCTGTCCAGCAGCTAACTTCTGGGCGGCAGCGTTTGATGTAGGTCCAGAGTTATTCGCAGGAGTTATCAAGCGACTGGCAGTAATCTTCGATCAACCGCTCGTACCACCGAGGAAAACTTAATGGATGATTTCGGTAAGTCTGTATTGTATGTAATAGCAGGGTTATTCGTATTTGGACTGTCCGCAATTATAGGCGAAGTCTATAGATCGCAGACAATGCTAACTGAATGCCGTCAAACTTTCAAAGATCGGCCAGCATTAGAAATTATGGCGATCTGCAGTAAAACCACATCAACTCACTAAGAGGTATTAAATGAACACAGCAAAGAACTCCTTAGCAGTAATGGACGCAACAGGCGACACAAAGACTTTGTGGGACCCAAAGAACAAAGACGAAGTTGAAATCGCCCGTGAAACCTTCGATCGCTTCAAAAAGAAGGGCTATCTGATCTACTCTACGGACAAAGAAGGCGCCAAGGGCGAGAAGCTGACCGAGTTCGACAAAACTATCGGAAGGATGATCGCAGTACCACCTATCGCTGGCGGCTAACATGTCCAAAGTGATTCTTTACCAGAACACTGCCAATAATACCATTTGGACGGATTGGTGCGCAACCTCTTCGACTGCTTCTACAAGTGCTATCTGGACTAATTGGGTCGGTACGGGAGGTTCTACAACCACTTCTATCATGGACGATGTTATTTGGCGTACTTGGTATACATGCGACTATGTGGAAGAGACACAGCCTATAGTATTTAAGACGATAAAACAGCGGACTCCAAGCGCAGCTGACATTGTTGCCGCACGCCAAGCCGAGGAAGCGGCTGAGGCACGTTATGCCGCCCTGCTTAAGAAACAAGCCGCAGCGGATAAACTTGCTGAGGAGTTGTTACTTGCCAATGTCACCTTGAAGGAACGTAATGAGTTCTTGGAAAAGGGTCATTTCATTGTCCAAGGCAGGGTTGATCGCTATCGCATCCGTCGCGGCTCACATGGTAACATCGATGTGGTCGGTCGTGACGGTCGTATCAAGCACCGTCTGTGTGCACAGCCTAACGGTGTCCCTATTGGCGATTCTATGCTGGCGCAGAAACTTACGCTAGAGCATGATGAAGAGCACTTTCTTAGCTTAGCGAACAAACACCAAGCGAAGATACTTCATGAGTTTGTCTTACCAGCTTTGCCAAACTAAAGGAGAGACAAATTGATAGATCCGTATGACCCCGTATTTCCGTCTAATAACACCGAGTATATGAGGCGTGGCATTGATTTACGCACATATGTCGCAGTGGAAGCAATGAAGGGGATTCTGGCCGCAATGCCAGGACCTCCTTCTGAGCATTCTTTGGACAAGGTAGCTGACAGATCATTTCAGATGGCAGACAAATTAATCGCGAGAGGAAACTACGTTGAACCAATCAAAGATAAAGTCGCTCCGACAGACAATGCAAAATCGGTTGGCGTGGGAGGGTAACAATGTATCGAAGGCCAGACTAGATTTAGCCAGGGCGTTGTCAAGACAAGAAGGTTCGCAAGACATGGCTAGTATTATTGAAGGGTGTCTTGCAGCAACTCCGAAAGTCCCAAAGGTGAAAAGTGGAGTGTAGGCACAAGACGCCAAGTCTAATCTACAATCAGTATAGTACTGTGACCGGCAAGTTGCTGTGGCATAAGTTTTATTGTAAGACATGCCCAGCAATACTTGCCAATGTGCCTAATCTACAAGGCGAACCCGAAGATCAACCCGTGAGGATACAATGAACAGTGATACAAAGGAACGTAATTTAAAAGCACTAGAAGCACCTATGTTCACTGACAGCATGAACTGCTTTCAAAGGGACGATTTAGGGAAGTGGGCGGCTGCAGAGATCAGGAGTGACAAGATCGCAATGGACCTCCTAAGCGCTGACGCAATCGAGCTTGCTCAATGTCTGCAGGACTTGGTCAATGTGGGCGTAAAAGGCTTACGTGGGCCACGTCCTGCTGACAGTTCTATACAGCGCGCTGAGGGAAAGTTGACAGAGTTTATGTTGAGAGACACTCTGAATCCTGGTGATGCGGCAGACATAGTGCAGCGATGTTTTTCCAAGACGTACGTAATGAGCTGCTACTCTAGCGTAGAGCAACTGTACGCTAACATGGCAGATACATTACACGATGCAGGTCGTGAAATAATCAGTCTGGGTATCACTAATAGGCGGTTGCGTCACGACCTGGATACTGCCATTGGCGCAAACAAAATCTTTTCTGAAGAGAATGACGGTTTGAGGCAGGAGAATCATAAGTTCAATAGCGAGAACCTGCGCGCCGTAGTGCAAGACTTGCAAGATAGACTTGAAGTGTCAACAGCAGCAAATTTCCAATACATTACCCTGAATCGTGCATTAATGCAAGAGAACGTCCAACTTAACGACAAACTCAAAGGAACCAAATGAACTACACAGAAACTGAAATTGCAAGAGGCAAGAAGTATGCAGTGCGCGCTGTTATCTTTCTGTTTGTATTTATCCTGACAATGATATGGTGGCCCTTCTGGAAGACACCTACAGGATACCGTGGCGTTGTCACTCAATTCGGCAAGATCGTCGGTGTTGAGGGCGAAGGACTTACTGTACTACCACCTTGGCAGCGCCTTGCTGTGTTCAATATTCGGGCGGAAGAAGCGCCTGTGAAGGATGCTGAAGGTGCTACAAGTGACACTCAGGCTGTACATGTGAGTATGATGGTACGTTATTCGATTGCTGTTGATAGGGTTGCTGAGGTGTATGAGAAGTACTCTCATGACGGCAATATGGCATCGTATGTTCAAACAGCCACTGCTGAGGTATTCAAAGCTGTAACAGCAATGTACACTGCGCCAGACCTGATTGGTAAACGTCCTCTTGTGTCTGCTGCAATTGGCAATGCTTTGAAGGCTAAGGTGGCGCCATACGGTGTGCAGATCATTAACATTGACATGACCAACTTTGCATTCAGTAAGTCGTACACGGATGCTATCAATGAGAAGGTGACTCAAGAACAAAAGAAACTGGCGGCAGATAACACCCTGCTAACTGTAGTCTCACAACAGAAACAGAAAGTTGCCGTGGCTGAGGCTGAAGCCGACGCAATGCGAAAGGAAGCTGATGGGAAGGCGTACTACAATATCAAGATGGCAACTGCAACAGCTGAGTCTCTCCGCATCCAAGCCTCGGCAATCGCAGCGAACCCAGCCATTCTTGAGCTGGAACGTATCAAGGTTGACGCAACAAAGGCTGAGAAATGGAATGGCGCGTTACCACAAGCAATCTACGCAGGTGCGCCTATCCCCTTCCTCAACGTAAGTAAGTGAACCGTAGGGGTTTCTTAAAAGCAGCAACTGGAGCAGTTGTTAGTATGGCTGTTCCGGCTGTTCCGGCTGTTGCTACCCCGCTGCCTATTATTGATACGCTGACCGAGTTGCTATCTACTGCATGCGTTATTGATAACCATTTCACAGATGCTATGCGGTATTATGTTATGACGGTTGACAAGGATGGATATGTAGGCGGCTTCGGACTGAGAGAATGGCAAGTTCAGATCAACAAGGAAGAGTATGAGCGAAATAGTATTAGGCAAATGGACGGACTTTGCATTAAATAATGGTGATAACGCGCCTGTAATACGCCCGATAAATATAAAGCGTTACGATTTTGGAGACCCTATTTATATGCTACCTGGGGACTCTATAACCGCTACGATACATAGTCAGTATCCTGAAGGGACGCAAACAACGCCACCAACAAAAATAGGTGTGTGTGGTAAAGTAACTCACTGTCTTAAATTCGAATTAATAGGCGAATTAGGGATGGACATGGGTGTCGGTGTAATTTTTGGTATGGAGAAGAGTAATGTCGTTCACAAAGATGTTCAGGGAGTTTCAGGCGGCTGAGAAGTCTTTGCTTGATGGTTTTCAGGCACAGTTTAACCCGCTGCTCGGCAAGGCGCCGCCCACGCCAGGCGAGATAATTCATTTGATTGATCTACGCAGAAACCTAGCTACTGTAGCCTTGATAAACGTCATGGCAGAACTGGCTGCGATAGAAGTAAAGGCAAACGGCGGTAAACTGCCAGATGATTGTGCAAAAGGTGAAGCCGGTACAGAAATCGTAGGAGACGGCAAGATTGTGCGGTCAGGCGGTTGATTATGATTGGCAAACGAGCGCCAATAGATAAAACTATAGCCGACTACGAAAGATTTTTAGTAAAGTGTGAAAACAGCAATCTAACATGGCCAGCAGAGAAGTGTAGGACTGTGCTAGACGCGTTAGAGTTTTACGAAATACATAAACCGAAGACACAGGAGCAGCCATGACAGAATTAAGTACAGCTCTGAATACGCTCTCCTCACTGCCCACTCCGCCTAAAAAGCCCAGTGCTGCAGAGAAGAGACGAGAGCAAGAGGCAGGTCGAACACATCTGGAGAAGTTCTTCCAGTTTCCGGAACTGGGCACAGTATTCATGCGGCAAGAAGTAATAAAAGTGAAGGATGGCGGTGAAGTAAAGCCATGGTACGCGACCACGGCAGTGTTATCTCCGGACGATGTCACTAAGTATGATCGCAAAATAGGCCGTACGATTGCGCGCCGCAGATATTTTACAGATGACAAGCAAAGGTCTTACCTATTCACGCCTAACTATGAGACAGCAGTAGCTATCATGGTAGCCGCCCACAACAAGATGTTAACCCGTAAAGGCGTCAAAAAATGAGCACAGAGACATGGAAAGCAGAGTTCTACCCAGTAGCTGCAGATTTTATCGAAGGACGGTTGGTTGCTGTGGAGCATTCCATTCTCAAATGGGAGGGGGTTTCTAAAAAGAACCTGGATAAGCATAACGTTAGCCTGAACGACGGTACTATAATCGATGGGACTGGTGCGAAGTTCTTATTCACCCCTTCTAATTGCGCATTGTGTGTGTTGTACAGAGACCTACCCTTTACACAGAGAGAGTGCGTTGAGTGTCCTATCACAGTATCACGTGGTGTATCGTGTACTTCCGCTAGTGATGATAGCGTCGCTACTCCGTGGGGCTCATTTCTTCGGAACGATCCCGCGCCTATGATTGCTGTTCTAGAGGAGGCAAGGCAAAATGAGCTTAGAAACGTGGAGAAATGAGTTTTACCCGCTAGCTGCAGAGTTTGTGAAGGAGAGAATGCCAGCTATTGAGCATTCCATTCTAAAGTGGACTGGCCTCAAAAAGGAAAATTTGGCTAAGCATGGGATGCTACTAGTCGGTAAGTCCTTACGGGGTACGACTGTCGAAGGAGGTTCGCTGTGGATTAGTTCGCATAATTGCGCCTTATGCCAGCTGTATTACGATCGAACTCTGTTAGATACTTGTGCAGCGTGTCCATTATCGTTGGCTCGTGGTGGTACTAACTGCGGTGAACGCCGGATGTATGAGGAGATATCTCCCTGGAACGCATTGACAGATAACGCTAACCCGTTGCCCATGCTCGCTGCGCTGGAAGAAGCAAAAAAATATTAGCAATAAAGCCACCCACACAACCGTCCCTTATGGGATAGTTGTGTGGGTGGCTTTATTTTTTTTTTTTTTTTCGTTGACACGGTTTCTTTACGGCGGGTGCAACATAACGCATGCCAGACCCCGTTAGATTAATGATAAGGCCGCTCCCCCCTTTAATACTACCCTAATACCACCCCTGAGCCACCCCTCAAGCTTATCATTTGATTAATGATTCATACTACATTAATCAATACTACTCTTTAACTGCCCCTATGGGATCATTCAACTATCCTTGAGGTAACCTTATACTATCATTTAAGTAATCAATACTATTACTTAAGGGTCATAATAGGGTACTATTGTTCATTGTTGTAATAACTACATAAAGAAATCTATGAAATGGCTAAAGGCATTACTGCTACCAATAATACTAGCGGGCTGTAACCATTCTGAGAACACAACACCTACAACCCAAACAAGGGCCGGTATATACTACGGCTACTATGGCGATTGTGGGAATGATGGGAACTGCTATCCAAAGATAAACCATGGTAACCTTATGTGGGTACCTGCGTGGGGCGATGACAGTACACCTGAAGGGCGTCTAGCTACGACTAATTACCAGCTTAATAGTATGCGCCAGGGTATCGCGTCTGGAATACCCCAGGCTATCCTGTTCACTAACCATGTCATGTTTAGAAATAGACAATACATGGGCACTAAACAAGATATTCGCGACTACTTGAATACCGTTAGGACTTCAGGCCTACTTGGTAACGTCAAGGGCTTTTATCCACTCGACGAACCGGATATAAACCTAAACAATCCCACAGACGTCTCACAAGCTTATAAAGACTTGAGAGAGGTAATGGGAGAGTACCCTGAACTGGCCGTAGCTGTCATAGCAGTGATCTACCCCGCCGAGACTACCTATCCTGGTATCGCTTACGTCGATTGGGTAGGTCTTGACGATTACTTTGCCAAATCTGATGTATTAGTTGACAGATACCCCGACATGTTATCTAAGATGTCACCACAACAAAGATTAATAGTAGTCCCTGGAGGCTCATCCCCATGGATGCAAGACCCAGCGCCATTCTACAATTACGCTATACAAAACGACCGCGTGGCTGCAATTGTCGCGTTCGCCTATATAACAGCTGAGGCTAAGTATATAGGGATAGGCTATAACGGCATGCTACCAACATATTGTAAGTATGGCAACCTGATAACCAACAAAAATGCAGGGTGTTGATATGGATATAGGCAAACCGCGTAAAAAGGGTTGTTATATAGGCGCTCCTGCAGTGTTCATCTTAGAACGCGAGTGTAGAATTATAAATGAGGCCTTCGGTGCTGACGCTTATGGCTGTTACACCGTCGGGTCTTGTCTAGAACGCCCTGATTGGCGTGATGTAGATGTGCGCTTGATAATGTCTGATGCAGGGTTTGCTGAACTGTTTCCTGATGCTGGCGAATACTGGGAATGTGATGCACGTTGGATATTGATGACTGTGTCTATATCACAATTCCTCTCAAAGCAGACAGGATTGCCCATTGACTTCCAATTCCAACCCCAAACACAGGCCAACCTTACGCACAAGGGGCCACGTAACGCTATGGGTCTCCATATAACAATGGAAATGCAAAAGGGATAATATGAGCATGGCCTACGGAGATTGTGGACAAGTAACGACAGTTATGTATTACTACCACGTAGGTAGCACAGCTATTAATCCTTGGTTTCCCCAAAGACCGGCTGTCTACTTACCAACTAAGCCTACGACAATCGACACAGAGAAACAAAGAATCAGTAGAGAAGCAGGTACAGTCAAATGGCCTCGAAAGCCACGTAACATTCGCTTGATGAACCCTATAAATAGCGGTCATCGAATCAAAACATTAATCCCTTTCAGAACATAATATAGGACGTAACCATGAACTTTGCCACAATAGATCCAAGCATGCTCGCATATGTGGATCAATGCATTGAGCTTCTTAACAACAATGAAGCGCGTCAAGCTATCAAGTTTGTATCTCCTAAATTCACTGTCAAGGTAACTCGGCAGTTACATAGAGGTAAGATTGATAAACAAAATCGGCAAGTTACCTACATAGTGACCTGCGGTGAACCCTGCTATATCGCTGCAAAGATTATAAAAGATCTCAAGGCTGCAGGCGAACCTTTCCCTGTTAAGAAAATTAAAATCTTTCCACTTAAGAACGGCGGCAATGGTGTTCCTGTTAAGCGTAGAATTAAGCGCGTGAGAAAAGGAGCACGGACATGCTAGCCCCGTCAAGATGGAAACAGTTGCCTACAGCTTTGCTGCACGGAGGTATAATTACAGCACCTGTCAGGTTTGTTTATAACTGTTGCACTTACACATTTGATGCTAATTGTCGTACAGGCCGCTACTACCCGTTCCTCTATGTGAGGAACTAATGGATAAGAAGCCGGTATACTTGATGGGGCGTGCATCAATCGCAGTATATGTTGCACGCGCATTAGGTCTCGGGCCGCTTCAATACAAAGTGGCCTACGAGTTGGAGCATTTGCGAGGTCTAGATAACTTCGAGGTCTGGTCTCTTTATGGTTACGATAAACATAATGACCTACGTTACTTTATGAAGACCCGCAGGGGTGGTGTCTTTATTGAGATACTCGAACCAGACTATTACAAATGCAAAGAGATGCGGGAGTTCGAAGATGCAGTTAGAGAATGTTTTGCTCGGAGTTTTGTTGTTCCTGCTGGGTTCAGTGTGTTTGCCCGCCGTGGCAATCAGGGATACCTTGCGCCGAAGGTTGATGAAGTCTACAGACAGTTCTGCGGACTTTTATGATTTGAGATTCAACAATTTAAGGCTGAAAGAAGAGTTGGCAAGACAGAAGCCTGTTAACTGAACTAAGATAATCATGTCTGGTTCTAATAGGAGACGTAAATGAGTCAAAATACCGGAGTAATGCTTTGCAAATTGTGGTTACACGAGTGCGGTGTATTTCCGTACGTCAAGGATTCCCTTACACTGCGCGGCGCAAAGGTTAGATTTGGAGCAGTGTGGGAAGGAAGTCAGGAGAATCAAAGGAAGTCTGAGAACGCGATCTTTGGTGAAAATACACCACAAGCAGAGTTCACTGCAACTATTATGAATCCTGAACTCGTAGATAAGCTTCCAGGATTAGTTGGAAAGCAGTTCTATGTTAGCTTCAGTGTTGTTGGAGGTTAGCCTTTAAGTAGAACTTTGGAAGGAACTCTTCACATTTCTTGTTGAGAGTTCCTCGTAAAGTTTTAAAGAGCGTTTTAGCAGGTGGTTTAAGTATATCGCCGCCTGTCCCCAGAGAATTCATTCCATATAACCAACTGAGACAAATAAATGGCTAATCCCGATGTTCGCCCAGTTCCAGCGATAAGGCGTACCGGCAGACCGACCGGAAGTGTTAATATAGCATCCCGCAGAGCGGCTAAGAAGCTGGAAGAGCTAGGTTTTGATCCTATCGCTGAGATGATCAAGCTACATGATGATATAAATACTCAATTAGAAGAAATGACAACTGCTGTCGATGAAGACGGTAATTCTAGAGGGTACTCTCAGATAGCCTATTCGAATTTACTTTCTACAAAACAGAAATGTGTCACAGAATTAATGCGTTATGGTTACGCCAGGACGCCCGAATCAACAATGGGCGAGGGCAAACCCATGCCAGCCCTTCAGATTAATCTGACTGGCTCTAAGGTTGAGTTTGATACATCGACTTTAATCTTACGCGAACAAGAACTCGAAGTTGCAAGTGCAGCTGACCCCGATGCCGAGACTCCAATGAGAGGCCCGAACGAATAATGTCTAATATTCTACTCCACCCAGGCCAGTCGACAATATTTAAGGATATGTTCGTTGATAAGAACGTCCTTAATGCAGTAGCTGTGACCTCTCGTGGCTGGGGTAAGTCTCATATGGCAGGAGTTGCTGCCATTACAGCTATTACTGAATTGCTAGAGTTAGACGAGAGTGTTCCTAATAAGCACGTCTACATTATAGCACCAACATTCGATCAAGTGACAGACATTTACTATCCATTGTTAATGTATCAATTAGGAATGGAGAGTTATGTATCAAAACATAGTAAGTTCGATGGGAAGCTTTGGTTTCCCAAGAATGTAGAACTACGAATGGTTTCGTTTGAGGCCGTTGAGCGCATGCGTGGTAAGGGCGCTTATTTTGTAGTTAATGACGAACCCTGTTCATGGACAAAGGGATTAGGCTTTAAGGAAGCTTGGCAAGCAGTTATACAACCTTGTATATCTACTCGTTGGTCTCCTATGAGGGCTAAATTCTTTGGCGCTAAGAGTCCAGGACGGTCGCTAACTATTGGCACACCGACAGGCTTCAATTTCTTGTATGATATGTTTAATATGCAAGAGCTCGACAAGAGTTATAAATCATATCATTTCGATTATACACAATCACCCTTGCTCGACCCCGATGAGATAGAGAAAATCAGACATACGATTGATCCTATCAGATTCGCACGAGAGTACAAGGCCTCATTTGAAGACTCAGGTAATAATGTATTCTATTGCTTTAATCGAAAGATTCATGTTAGAAAAGATATCCCTCCATTCGCTGAGGGTGAGGACGTTCATATCGGGATTGACTTTAACGTAGGTCTGCAGTGTAGTAGCGTGTTTGCCTTACGGGGTAAACAAATGCACTTCATTGACGAGTTCAAAGGGCATCCTGATACAGAAACACTTGCTATTGCAATAAGAGGCCGGTATCCTAAAGATAAACATCCAAGAATATTCGTATACCCAGATCCAACGGGTAAATCGAGAAAAACAAGCGCACCTGTAGGTGTTACTGACTTTACAATATTATCAGGTCAGCCCTTTAATTACATTCTAAGGGCACGTAACAAATCACCTGCTATTGTAGACAGTGTAGCCGCTGTAAATCGTATGTTAATGACTGCAGCTGGTGAGTGTAACATGTTTGCGCTCCCCTCATGTAGTGGCATTATTACATCCCTAGAGCGTACCTCCTGGGTTGACAAGAACCCCGATACACTCACTATAGACAAAACTGAGGGTGTCGAGCACTTCTCAGACGGCATTCGATACTCAACTGAATATCTTTTCCCAATTTTATCGGGACACAAAACCAGTGGTCGAGGCTTCGGTTTTTAATTTATGGAGTTTAAATGAACACGATGGAAATTACACCGATGTTTCGAATGTACCCTCACAAGACGCTAAGTGGTGCCAATCTAGTTGCAAGGTTGGCCACAATACTGGGTACATTTATCTTTTGTTTAGTGGTACTCTGGTATGAGCAAGCATTAGGGCGGGTCTATCAGCCTCTCAGCTTTATACCAGAAGACGTATGGGCTGCTACTGGTGTTGTAATTTGTTTGTACTCTCTAGTACATACTTGCAGACAAGTGGTTGCCAACATGTGGAGCAAGTTAGCTGATGTAGCTATGTCCTTTTTATGGATATACACTGTCGTCGGCCTATTCATGTTTCTCCCTCAACTACCAGCTGCAGCTTTTGCAGCCTGTGCAGTCATGTTGGTATTATCTTCAATGAACATACTGGCGCTACCCAAAGAAAGGGGATAGCATGGATGACCTGAGTGTCTTCGTAAAGGGCTGGCAGGCTGCTATTGCTGGTTTAATATTAGCAGTATTGTACGGCTTCAAGACGTATCTAAGCACTCGAAAAGATCTCCGCGAAGACAAGGCAGGTGAGTCCACTTCTAATGCGTACGGTTCAATAATAACCTCATTACGTGAAGAAAACGATCGACTAATCTTAGCAAATAACGCGTTGCGAGCTGAGAATGAACTCTTACATCAACAAATTATAAGGAACTGAAATGGCATCAAATCTTAAATACTCTGCTTCTCTCAAGAATTTGCAGATGGACGCGTTGACTACACGTATTGGGGCATCTGGTGAATTGCGGCTCTATTCAGGCGCACAACCTGCTAACCCAGATACAGCTGTTGGCGCTCAAGTCTTGCTTGCTACATGTATCATGAATGCTACGTTTGCCCCTGCTGCAGCTGTAGGTGTCCTTACACTGAACGCTATTGCTAACGGCACAGGCACTGCAGGAGCAGGTGCAGGTACTGTATGTACGTGGTTCAGGATGACAGTGTCTGGCGGTGCTACTGCTCATATTGATGGCACTGTAGGTATCTCTGCCTGCGACCTTAACATTAACAATACCAACATTGCAACTGGTCAAACCGTATCTATCACTGGCACGAACACATTTACGAACGCTAACTAATCGTATTAGACTAGTCGTAAAGCCCGAAGGGTTACTGAAAGGTGACCCTTCCAACTTTCTTATTAGGAGCACTAACATGGCACTATCATTACTAGCAACACAAATAGCAGAATGTATTGATGCTGCCATTACCGATTTCGATGGCAGGGCAGGATTTAGACACCAGATACTTTCTGAAGAATGGAAGGTTATGGTTGAATATACGGCTATACCTGTCGAAAGGATTTTAGTGAAAGTTGTTAGGCGTGATCTACCGCCATACACTGGAGAATAACAATGGCACAACGATTAAAGACAGTAGAGTATGCCTTTCCTCAGAGTACAGCGTCGGTGGCAACTGCTGTGGCAAGAACATTTACAGCTAAGACAGTCAGCATACCTGAGAACACATCACGTACAATTAGATCAGCCACGATAGTATATGGCTGTGTTGACAACGTCGGTGTAGCTGCGTCTATGACTGCAGTTGCATTAAGTATTCAAGTAGACGCTGTTGCTGTCTCTACTGCTACTGTGACAATGACCCCTGTTAACTCAGGCGAGAATCAGTCATGGGAATGGCGTAAGGACGTTACAGCATACTTCGTTACTAACTTTACAGGCACGTCGCATTCCATAACAGCAGCAATGACTGTTACAGGCGTGGCTACACAGAATGCCTACGCCAAACTAATCTTGACTTACGAATACTCTGACACTGCTCAGACAACTCGTATTAAGACAGTCAAGATACCAATTGATGGTAACATTGGTGCTTTGACAACTACCTTTGCTAACTTAGGTGGTGTCGCTAACCAGATACCAAACCTTAGCACTTTCCTCCCAGAGGCAACTAAGGTATACCGCTCTATATTCTTCGAGTGGACGACTCATACAGGCACTACTGTTGCAGCTGCAAGTACCCTTGATATTAGCTATGATGGTGGCACTACTACTGTCTCTGATCTTACATGGGGACATACACTTAACAGTGACACCTTCTATCGTCGCATTGACGATTTAACTGCATCTCTTAGCACATCTGCTGCAGGTAACTTGCAAGCTAAAGCCACATCAGCTACAGGTAAACCGTGTCCATGCTTAAGTGGCGTATTGGTTGTGACATATGAGTATGACCATAGCACGACCACGTCAGTTTTGAATTCGATTCAATTACCACTGGATAGCGAGCCTGCTCTTAATGGCGGCATAGCTACAGGTGACAAATCAAGGTTCCACAGAGAGTTCTATATTGAAGAGCCAGGCACACCTGTTCTTGTTCAGTCAGCAATAGCAATAACTGCTATATGCTCTGGCGCAATTACAATGGACGTAAGGTCAGGCGGTCAAGCTACACGTACGTACACCCATGCTGCTTCTGCCCACTGTGGCGGGATGCAACATATGCGTCGTATTGATGCTGGTGAGTCAGGCGCTGTAGCCGCTTTCACCATTGCCAGAGGCGTGAATGCATTCGATGTAGACTCATTTAGCACTTCTGCGACTGCCGGTAACATTGCCTCTGCTGTGTCAGGTATTGCATATATTAACTATACATCAAACTTACACGCAAGTGGCGATGGGGTGCATAATCATACAGTTCAGTATTGTATTCGTCCATACGCAACAGGCGGTCTCGTTCAAAGGTTACAAGTGGTTCCGGCGCAAGTACCTATCATACCCGAAGTCGATCATTGGCTGAATGGTATCGGGCTCGACATAATAACGTTGACCTCAGGTACTACCGCATCGACTCTCGGTTATAGTTGTCTTCTTGAAAGACAAACTGGTGAGGGCTCACAAGCAGGATGGAAAGCCGTCTATACTGGACTCTTTGAATCTGATGCTGAAGTCGGTATTATGCAGTCCTACGGGGCTACATTGGATGAGTTCTTACGTTGGCCTCAAGATACTTCTGGCGGGTGCAATCTAGAAACGGCAAGGGACTACCGATTTGATTGTGGTCTTACTGCCGCTATTATCTTCCAGATGAGCATGTTCTTTACTTACCATGCAATTACGTTCGCTATTGGCGGTGCTATTACAACCAGTGCTGGCGGTACAGTGACTATCGATGCACATCGAATTTCAGATGGTGCAGAGGTCGGTGGTACTAGCAGGGTAGGTGATGGGGCATACTCGATCGTTTGGTATGACAACGTCGGGCAAGTCTATACGGAAGCATTTGAAGATGGAACTCACATAGGGCGCTCCGCTAACGGCGTGGCGGTATAATATGGCCTTTGATATCAAATTAGTAGACAATGGTGCTGGCACGTTTGATATCAACCTCGACATATCGGGGGGAGCAGCCCTTGGCACTATTGCTTCTACCCAAACTAAGAACACGTCTGTTGTGGCGGCTACACTATCTTTGTCAGGTACGGTAGCGCGAACACAGGCTGCACAAACCAGTGCGATCACTGCTAAGAGTGGCATTGTATTCGTTCAAAAATCTACACAGCTATACGCAGACAATGTGGCGTCAATTGCTCCATCTCTGGCTGGCGTAACGGCGGGAAATCTCGTTGTTCTCACAGTCAGACTAACCCAGGCCGCATTCCCTACTGCCATAGCAACCCCTGCTGGTTGGTCTGTTGCAGAAGCTGCCGCTGGCGTAAACCAAACTGGCACCTTTTATCACCTAACAGGTACTTTCTACAAGGCAAGTCCAGCAGGTGGTACAGAGAGCGCTACGGTTAATTTCGCTGCTAGTAGTTATGCAGAGGCAGAGATCAGCGAGTTTTCACTTGCGGTTACGGGCGTATTGGACGTTCACAGCACGAACGAAGGATTAACCGCAACGTCTGCAACGACGCCATCGGTCAGTAATACACAAGCTGATGCCCTTGTTATTGCCCAAATCGTCCTTGACGACGGTGGTAGCGGAATCAGTGCGTTGTCATCTCCAGCGACAACGGGGTTCTCAGCAATAGCTACTACGGCGGACAACGCGACACACGCCTGCGGCAATTCCAGTTATAAGGTAGTATACGCTACGGCAGCACAAACAGGCGGTTGGACGTGGGCGGGCTCTGGCACTTACAACTCATCGATTGTAATATTTAGCATCCCTTCGTCTGGTGCTTCAGGTGCAGTAGCATCGACACAGGCTGCTAACACATCAGTAATCAACTCTGCTAACGCTATCAGTGGCGCTGAGGCTGCAACACAAGCTGCGAACACAGCGGTCATTAATTCTGCGAATGCTATAAGTGGAACAGAAGCTGCAACACAAGCCGCAAACACTTCTGTCATAAATGCGACAGTAGCGAGTCCAGGTCTCACAGCAACGATAACAGCTACACAGGGTGCTAACACTTCTGTAATCAATTCAGCTAATGCCATTAGTGGAACAGAAGCCTCAACGCAAGCCAAGAACGCTTCCGTAATCAACTCTGCGAACGCCATTAGTGGAACAGAAGCGGCAACTCAAGTCGCAAACACATCGGTCATAAACGCATCTGTCTTTACAGGCACAGCAGGGACAGTGGCAGCGACACAAGCTGCAAACAGCTCTGCCATAGCTGCTGCAAATGCTATTAGTGGCACTGAAGCTAGAACCCAAAATGCGAACACAACTGCGATCACTGGCTCAAACGTCATAAGTGGCGGAATGGCTGCAACACAAACGGCTAATACCTCTGTCATCAACGCTGCAAATGCGGTGCAAGGCGGTATGTCCTCGCTGCAACAAAAGAACACCTCAGTTGTTAACTCTGGAGTTTCTGTTGCGGGTTCCATCGTAAGGGTTGCTGCGGCCAACACATCAAGTATCTCGGCAAGTGTTGCAAGTGGCAGTGCAGGGACAGTTGCAGCTACACAAGCGGCAAATACATCTAGCATTGCCAGTGCTGCGGCCATAACGGGCGGCATGACTATTGTAAGTGCAAAGCAAACGTCCTCGATAGCTTCGACGTTATTGCTTGCCGGAACGATTGTTTCAGTCCAATCGAAGGGAGGTGTATCCATATCTGCTGGCGTTGGCATTTCAGGCAGCGCTAGCGTAACATCCGCCACAGATACGATTATCGTATCAGGCTCTGTTGCAATAGCTGCAATCCTGCAAAGTCTAGGGGCTGCGAATACTAGCATTATAAACGCTAACGTAGCCTCTACCCTAATACAGGGAACATTGACTGCCTCTCAGAACGCGTCTACTTCTGACATGTCAGTAACAGTGTTCACGCCGCTGACAGAAGTGCAACTTTATCAAATGTATGTTGCTCTACAAGGACTATTTAATATGACACCTGCAGAACTGGCGGTAGCAGTTCGTACTGAGCTGTCTCCAGAACTACTAAGATTGTCTGAATTGGCGCTCATTAATGGGCTAGTCCAGGGTAATCCTGCAGTTATTAATGATACCAATAATAGTAGAGATGCTGGCACAGTGCATCAAACGATAATTACAACCGGCCCTTCGACCACGGTAACACGACTATGATAAGATCAAGACGAATAAGTCTACTTGGCATAGGAGTGTCTGGTCGAAGTGCCAGTAGTAATGGTATTTTCGATACTATAGCAATCTTGACAATCACCGCTGGCAGACAGATTGCCGCTAGAATGCCGTCCTACCTATTAGGAACGGCTCCACGATTAACCCCTAGGAACACAAATGACAACCGACGTTAAAGTACCCCCATTGAATAATCCAGTAGTTGACGGTAAAGAGGTCAAGCCTTCTGTACCTCCACCTGCTGTTATTGTAGCACCTCCAGCACCACCGCCACCTCCCATACAGGTAGGCTTTGCTGCACCCAGGACACGTCCTATTGCTTTCTATCAGCCAGCGTATTGGGAAATAACAGTGGACGAAGAACCCACCGTTATATGTAGAAATACTACAACCGGCGACACATTTAGAGGAACCCGTAAGGAGTTCTCAGCACACATAAAGGGTTAATATGACAGTTGTCAATGCCAGCGTAATTAAGAAGAGTGTGGCAGACCCCACCTCCGCATATGTATCAATGCGTCCTGCATGGGATCGGGCAAGGGCTATCTTAGGTGGCGAACGTTACGTTAAGGACTTTGACAGCTTTCTAGACCTGATCACCTTTTCGAATATATTGCTACCTTTCTCGCCCTCAATGACTCCTGCGCAGTACAATTTCTTTAAAGCAGAAGCTGAACTGCCAGGTATTATTGCGCAGTATGCGAAGATCATTGTAGGTGGGCTGCTACGAAAACAACCGCAACTAACTTTTAAAACTGACGTTCCCGAGGACGCTAAGGATTGGATTCTTAATGAGTTTTCGCAAGATAGCTCACCTTTGATATCCTTTCTAGATACCGCTCTTTGGGAAGAAATGCAGACTAACCGTGCATGGGTCTATGTCGATTACCCTAAGGTGACTGAAAAGATGCTAGAGGGGATGTCTACTGAAGATCGAGATGCCCTGAAGCCATTCCCTGTATTATGGAACGCAGAGACCGTTATTAATTGGCGTGTCTCTGTGAACGAAGTGACTGGAGAACAAGAACTTATCCAGGTCATTACCCGCAATTATGAGGAAGTATATGCTGATGGCGCGTTCCATCCGTCTTACCTAGATACGGTCTGGGTTCATGAACTTGTTGGTGGGTATTATCAGATACGTAAGTATCAAAAGCCTACTCAGGATGCGCAAACACTAATCCAAAATGGTAAAATCATACAGGATTACAAGTATAGTGCTGCAGGTGCTGACCCAAAGCTTACCGCATACGCGCTACTAGAAACAAATACGAATATTGTATGCAATGGACAGCGCCTAACATTCATCCCTGCATGGCCTTTAAATGGAAGTATCGATATTGTAGAGCCGATGCTTACACCCTTGGTGGACAGGGAAGTATCCTTGTATAACAAGGTTAGCCGTCGTAACCATCTACTGTATGGCGCATCTACGTATACACCTGTATTAGCATCTGATATGACTGATGACCAGTTCACAGACGTTGTCGGTGGCGGGTTAGGCTCATGGATACATCTACGTACAGGCGATACACTGACTGTGCTAGATACCCCCACAGAAGCTCTTGCTGATATGGACAGGAGCATTGTTGCAACGATTGATGAGCTGGCTAAGCTAGGTATTCGCATGCTGACACCAGAGACTGCCCAATCGGGTGTAGCTTTGGATATTCGGAATGCTACACAAACTGCACAGTTAGGTACTCTTAATGTAAAGATTAGCAATACACTTGCTAGCGTCATTGCCTTTATGGTAAATTGGCGTTATGATTTAACGTTAAGAACTGCCGATGTATGCTTTGAGTTATCTGCTGACTTTAATCCTGCTCCACTAGGCGCTGATTGGTTACGTCTTGCTACTGAATGGTACGAGAAGAAACTATTACCACGTAGTGCATGGCTGCAGATGATTAAGTCAAATGACATGCTAGCACCGGATTACGATGACGCTGCAGGTCGTACTGAGATGTTAACGGACGAACTTATTGCTACGCCTACTGCTGATCCTAGCTACGCTGATGCTATTGCTAGAGATGCAGGAATAGATCCAGCCGTATCGAAGATGCATGCTGCTAAACGCCAGGCTGAGTTGGATCAACATGCCTTAGATAATCCACCTCCTCCAGTGCCGTCTAAGAAATAGTCATGTTAACAAAAGCCAAAGCAGAGAAAATATGGTACCACAAAGGTGGTAAATTGTATTGGCGAGTAAGCATGGGGCCGTCGATAGTCAGAGATACCGAAGTCGGAACAAAAAATGGCGAAGGTTATCTGCAGGTAAAATATCAGGGTCAAACCTATAAGGTGCATCGATTAATCTATCTGATGGAGTACGGCACACTGCCGCCATTAGTAGATCATGAAGACACCAATCGACTAAACAACAATCCTGGCAACCTACGTGCAGCTACTAGTGTAGAGAATGCACAGAACAGGTCGACACCAGTTAATAATACGACTGGCGCGAAAGGGATTGATGTTTATCGCGGCAAGGCAAGAGCACGCATAGTCGTGGATGGTAAGCGAGAGACAATAGGGCTTTTCAGTACTATCGAAGAGGCAAAAGCAGCTAGAGATAAACTTACCGCCGTGCATCACGGAGACTTTGCGAAAGAGAGTTAACCGTGGGAAAATACGACTATTCAATGCTGTATGCTCTTATGCAGCAAGAAAGCATGCGTAATGGTTGGATGGTCGCCATGCATATCTCGGCGAGCGACAGTTCAGATAGAGAGCTAGTGGTATTACCCTGGACCATGAATGCAATAGACCCAAGGGATATGCTAGACTCTCTTCTTGATATATGTGACCTACCAAATGCAAGCACTCTTGTTAAAACTAGAAATCCTCATGGCCGTAGGACGTGGCGAATACCACTTCCGGAAGGCAATTTCATAAACATCAGCATGCTATCAAGGCATGGAACTTCGGAGTTTAGATGAAATATCTTTTAATGCTGGCAGTGTTGCTAGCTTCAACGCAAGTGCTCGGACATCCACCCGATCCACTTACAGAATATCGGTATTATGGCTCCCCAAAAAGGAACCCTACTACGGGTGTGATACTACGCCGTAATGATATCCTTGTCGCATTTAGGAAAGTCCACGTTTGTCCATCTACATTATCATACGTAGGGACGTGTCCTGGGTGGTCAATGGACCACATAATTCCGCTCGCTTGTGGTGGCTATGATGCCGTGTGGAATCTGCAATGGCTCCCTAATGGCTTGAAAGTATTAGCGCCATTAGGGAAAGATAGATGGGAACGTAACATTAACGCTTATGTAATCCCATTCCCTGATACCGCTACATGTGTTAACAAAGTAATAAACTTTTAGTACCTAATGTGCTCTACCAAGAGCACTTAGGAATGTATTGTGACAGAATCCATTCCTAACAACGGAGAGACAAATGACTAACGCCAATACACTTATCTATGATAAAAGTGTCGATAGAGCCGCAATGGTTCGCTTATATGAGCAACGCACCTCTTCGAAAGTCGAACTTATCGTAGATGGTCACGCCATACGCGTAGACAAACTAGTAAGAGAATCTAAACTACAAGGAAAAGATTTCGCTAGTTTCCAGAAGGCGCTAGACGCAGAGATCATTAAGACCATGTCTAATGCTCATAATACGACTTCTAGAGCCTTGCTTGACTTGTTCAAAAGTCAGATATCCCATACAGTTAACAACCTTAGCGAAGCCGTGTCTGATATATGGCATGTAGCTACACCTCCACGCCGTGTTGCGGAGGAGGTCGTGCTTCATAAACCTTTGTATCAGAACCTAACGCTTTCAGAGGGTTGGGCGGGTGTCGGTAAGAATGAAAAGATTCGTATTGAAGGAATAATCCGTAAAGGTATCGCTGAAGGTTTACCTACTGGCGACATCGCCAAAGAAATTACTAAAAGTACCTTCGCGATCACTAAGAATCAAGCAAAGGGGCTTGTTGTCACCGCAACCACTTCTGTGTATTCGCAAGCCGACCAGGAAGTCTATAAGGCTAACGCTAAAGTCTTGCAAGGATGGCAATATGTGGCAGTGCTGGACACTCGTACTACGCCGCTATGTGCAGGACGTGATGGAACAATTTACCCTGTAGGCGACACAGAACACCTGCCACCAGCACATTGGTACTGTCGTTCTTCAACCACGCCTATCACTAAAAGTTACGATGAGCTTGCCAAGTCAGAAGGCATTGCCCAGATACGTAAACGTAACTTGGCAGGGCTTACAGAAAAACAGATTGCATTTTATGACGGGCAGACGCCGTTAAAGGAATCCTACAATGAATGGTTGCAGCGACAGCCTACGCAAGTACAGCTTAAGCACCTCGGTGATCTTAAAAAGGTTGAAGCATACCAGGCCGGGCAACTTACCGTCAGTCAGTTCACCAACTCCTCAGGCAACTCTATTGGGATTAAAGAACTTAACAGGCTCACGACTTCAGGTTACGGAATACCTGGAGACACCAGAAGGTTTGCAGCTGCAAAGGATCGACTTGATACTATTAAATTAGGTGCTGCACGACCTGATGACTTTTATGGCGATTTGGAGCTTCAAAAGGCGCTTAAAGAGTACTACATGTTACAGGCAGGCGAATTAGACGGAACACTGTCGCTTACCAATTATCGCGGTGCGTTGTTACATACCAAGAAGGCTACTAAGACACGTGTACTATCGACGCCACCTTCTGAGGCTAATCTTAAGTTCAATCCGATTACCAGTAGATATGAAGATGCGCGTATGTATCAGCCAAGCCCAGCCACGCTTGAGAATGCTTACAAGAACGTGGATGAAAGTATCCTGTTGAAGCCAAAGGACAAGGAATTCATAAAAGGTTTCGTCGATGGTTTAGAAGACAGGATGGGCGTAAATGAGCGCGCTGTCGTTACAGAAAACTTGCGCATAACGTTCAGTCGTTTCAGGGACAACAAAGAGGCATGGGCTAACTTCAAGGCTGTCCTTCAAGGTCAGATTAAGTTCGATATTATGAACGTATCTGACTATATGGAGACACAGATACGACGTGATGCCAACCTTTTGTTGAAGCTAAAACAAGCCAATTATATTGACCCTGTCTTGGGGCCTGTTCAGTTGCAATCTCTATCTGACGGGTTTATAGCAAACATAAAAGCTAAGAATGATTGGGAAGATCGCACAGCGCCTCGAATAGCTAAGCAATTACGAAATGTATTGGATTACAAGATACCCGTTAAATTAAAAAGAAGAATTGAAGACCACGACTTAGAGCATTTCTATTTGAAGTTTGCGAGGAGATTGAGCCTAGCTGACAATCCTGATAGAGATCAGCTTGCTGTTGCACTCGGTCGTGATTTGTACAATATGGCCAACTACAGAGGTAGCCGTAACGAATGGTACAATCTAGGTGTAAAGATTCTTGACGATGCAAATAACAAGGGTTTCTACGAGTTGGAAACCTTTGGTGTACAGAAGCGTCGTATGAAAAGCAGGAATTTTGGCGCTTATTTCGGGCCATACTATGATACATTCGCGGTTAACCTTAGAATAACAGACCCACGCATACAAGAGTACGCCAAGCTAACCAGAAAGGTGGACGTTGGTTTAAGGATTGGTGTTACCACCAAGAAGAACGAATTACTGATTCGCGAAGGGTATAACACATACCACGTGGATGATGGTTTGTTGGGCTTGTATGATACGCGCATCGAGATTGCTTCGAGTGAAGTCCCATTAGGGCTGATCGACAAAGATTTGACGGATGCGCTTAATTGGGCTGCAAAGACAAAATATAAGATAGACGCAGACTTCCACGATTTTATAGTTAAACTGATAAACTTTCAGGATGACAAGGGCAAGGCTGAGTACTATAATAACTTAAACAAATACCGTGAGTTCATGGTTGAACGTGGAGACGCATATGAGCGGTTAAAGTCCATGGAATGGCTGAGAGCGAAAGATGCTGCGTTTAGCAATCATCCCTTTCTAGACCACCGTGGTCGTATCTACGAGAGAGGCTTTATAAGTCCACAATCGGGCGAGACGTTTCGTCCATTTCTGAGTACAGCTGAAAGTAAGAATTTCAGTGCGCTTGGGTTTAAGAACTTGCAAGACCAAATTGGAGGCTTTCTGGGCGGCACATCGGATGCGTTAGAGGGTAAGTATAATTCTCTTTCTGTACTCGGTCGTCAACAAATTGCCATGCAACACCGTAAAGATCTAATAATGCTTGGAGATGCGATGCGAAGAGGAAAACCTGCGGATATTCGCAGAGTGCTTGACTCAAAGTTCTTAGCGCAAATTGACGGTGAAGAACAAGGGAAAGTACTACGATTTGCTTTAGAGATGTCCAAGATTGATGAGTTTCTACGGGGCGATTACAGCGCAAACAGTCTATTAAGGTTGAAAGATTACAGTACTGCATTAGCGTTAGAGCAAGACGCGTCGTCCTCGGGTGCGCAGATTATTGCACTCACAACCAAGAACAAACAGTTAGCTGCGTTGAGCAACGTAATCCCGACTGATCAAAAGCAAAGATTGTATGATGAAATCGCGCACTCTACTTTTAATGACCCACGCTTCAAGAAACTTAATGTCAAGCTGGGATTGACTGAGAAGGATCTACGTAAGGCTAGTAAGGCGCAGAACATGGTTACATTCTACGGCGCAGGAGAAAGAACTGGAATCCTGAACGTAGAAGGCAAACTAGCAAAGGTATTGGAGAAGTCAGACACAACGCTTGTGGTTAAGGCTGTTGATCGTGACAAAATACTAAACGAAATAAGTGCGCGAATGGCCAGATACGAGAAGTTCGATCAAGATAAGTATCTGGAACTCAAGGCATTAAGACAAGATGTCAAGGATATATTCAACAAAGGGCTAAACCCAGGCGACGAGATTATGGATCAACTCTATTTTCTCGACTCGCAGACACGTGACGTTGTTGAAAAACTTAGCAGGGAATATGAAAGAGTTGTTACTCCAGACGATTTCCAGCAGATAGCAAAGATAATGAGTGAGCATTTGAGCACTCAAGTCCCGATACTACGTGACTTCACTAAGTTCTTCGGTAGGCTGGCCGATGATTTTGCATTACATGCGAAGCCAAAGGCCAGTAGCTTGGACTACAACACTGCCCTGCGAACGTATTTACTTGGGGAAAAGCATGGTGGAGACCGTTTACCAAAATGGTTGAGCCGCATTCTTGCCATCAAAGATGAGCCTATTCGCACAAAATTACTTAACAGAATTCCGGGTTATTTACCATCTAGTATCTCTGCAGAATTGTTGAACGGCGTAGCACCGCCAGCGACTAGACGTACTGGTTTCAAGATAGGGAACTTCTCATTGTTCTCTGAGGACATTACGCAAGGAATGGAAATCGGCATTCCTAACAAGTTGCCTAAACAATGGAATAATATACCTTGGGTTAACTTTGACGGAAAAGTCATAGAGCAAAACTTTACGCAAGTGTTTGAAGAGCGTCTGAACTACAAAGACAAAGATGGTCATTGGGTTACTAATATTTTGCAGGTACCCCAGAAGACTAACCCGACTTGGTGGGAAGAGTTCAGAGGCAAATCTGGAAAGATAAACGCAATTACTGATACTAACAAGGCCAGGACAGCTTTTGCTGTTAATGGTAATCACTCAAATGACGCTACATTGGTTAAACAGTTTCATCTGTGGGGAAAGAAGATTGATGTGGGTACTTCAACTATTCATGATGCTTTCTTTACCAATGTTTCCGACATGCTCAGAGCACGTGGCGCGTTACGCGGAATATACGGCGATGCCGTCGAGTCCGAGTCAATTAAAGCCACCCTTCAAGAGATGCTGAACAGAGGCTTGCCTAAAGAATTGTATGATAAGTATCTGAACGAAGCTATTGATACCGGCCTGATACCTGTGGTAGGACGGTCACGTATCGATGGTAAGCTTCTGACAGAGAAGGATATCCTAACGCGTGCTGATATACTGCGAAATGTTGATGAAAACTTCGACAAGAACAGGTATTGGTATGGAATAGGTTAATTTACTGGGCAGTTAACCGAAGTATAACTGTTAAATCACTGTGGCGACTGTGGCACAGTAACCCTATTTTATTTGTTGCACCCTAGAAGCTGTGCTTTTAGGTATCATTCTGGGTTGTACCCAAAATTATAAGGAAGTAAGAAAATGGCTGATCCCGTAAACGACCAAGTAACCCTCGATGCCAATGCTGCGGCTGCTGCTGCAAAACAAGCACAAGAGGCTGCTGCTGCAGAAGAAACACGTAAAGCCGCTGAGGCTGCAGCGAATCAAGGAAAATCACAAGCTGAGCGCGACGCTGATATGGTAGCAAAAGTCGTGCAAGAGAAAGTAGATGCTCAATTATTGACTATCAAGCAAAATCTTGATAAGGCTTTTGCGCAACGCGATGAGGCGTTAGCGAAGGCAGCTATATTGGAGCAGAAAGAACGTGATGCAACTCTCAAACAACTCGAATCAGAAGGCAAGCATAAGGAAGCTTATGAGATGCGTCTGGCCGAGGCGAATGCCAAAAACGAAGCCCTTCAAAAGAAAAACACGGAACTAAGCCGTGATGTTTCGGTGCGCGAAGCACTGAAGAGCTTCGAGTTTAAGAATGATAAATCTTCTGACATGGCGTTCAGAGAGCTTTGTTCGAATCTGGTACAGAATGATGCGGGCCAATGGGTCCATCGTTCAGGTGTATCCATTCGGGACTACGCATCTACGTTCGCAAAAGACAGCGAAAATGAATTCCTATTTAAGGTCAAGGTTAACTCAGGTGGCGGTACTACAAATCCAAATCCAGACGCCAAAGCTGGCGTCGTAAATGAAAAACCATCACTGTTCAAGCTTTCCCAGGAAGAGGTCATAGCAAGGGCCGCTAAGGGAGAATTTGGGCCAGTTCCCACTTTTTAAGGAAATAAGAAATGACTGCAATTGTAAGTAACATTAACGGTTCAAATACCTATGCGCTACAACTGGCACTTGGCGCGTATAGCGATGAAGCTTATACCACGGCAAAGAAATTGTCTGGTACAGGCATCGTTGGTCCGAACCCAGGTATCAACACTTCGACTGAGACGTTTATCGGTCAAGTTCGTTGGTTCAAACCTCTCAACCCAACCATCAACATTGCATCGTTGACGAACTCAGCAAACGGTACTGGTACTACGTACGCTTCTGACTTCAGTTCGTATGTCAAAACCGTCCGTACGCACGGTGCTACTCAAGTGAATCTGCAGCAAGTCATCTCGCAAGTTGACGGCTTGGCTAAGATTTCTCGTGACTTCGGTGAAACCCGCGCTCAAGATGAGCATAACGCTCTTCTGGCTGTATTGCGTGGTGTGGCTGTGAGCGAAGTGCTCATGGGTGCCGCTTCCGCTGGCGGTGGTACGGGTACTGGTGGGCAAACCTTTGTGAATGACCCTGCCGACAAGAAATTTGGCTTCTACGTCGATCTAGGCGGTGTGGCACCAGTTATTGCCGCCACAGCTGCAATCCAAGGCGCTGCACGCGCTGAAGGCTTTTTGACAGCGATCGCTATGGCTTGGAAGGACTACGAACCAGAGTACGCTTATCTGGTGACCTCGCCTGAGATTATCGCCTCTTTGCGTTCCGCCAATTTGGTTGACGAAGATGGCGTGCAAGAAGCTAACGTAATGTTTACCACGATTTTCGGCGGTAAGTTCCGTTTGATTCAAACTCGTGCTTCGCAGGGCTTCTCTGGTGCTGAGATCACATCGCTTAACGTCGGTGCTGGCCCAAATATCGTTGGTGCTAAAACTTCTTTTATTGTATTGCCTGGTGCAATTGCAATGGAGTCGTTGGCTGTCCCAACTCCTGTTGAGATCTACCGTGATGCTCGCGCATTTAACGGTGGTGGCTCTACGGATATTTGGTATCGTTGGGGCTATGTTGCACATCCAGGTGGTTACGATTGGATTGGTTCTTCGACTGTGTTCCCGTCGGATGCCGATTACGTTGCTATCCGTACTGGCGGTGTACAAGACGCAACTATTGCTGGCGCTCTTGTCGGCGCAACGACCACAGGTAACTGGGCACGTAAGACGGCAACCTGCTTGAGTCTTGGCATTCTCCCGATTTTCCACTCTTAATTGAAGAGGCACTTATGGCTTTAGTCAAAGGTACTAATGCCTATGCGACTGTCGCCGAAGCTGGTGTCTACTTTGCGGATAGGTTAGATATAGCCGCATGGGTAGCCGCCAGCGATGGTGATAAGGCGCTCGCATTAGTTACAGGTACTAGTATTCTAGACGATCAGCCTTGGACAGGTACAGCTATAAGTGAGTCTCAACCACTGGCATTCCCTAGAAGTGGCTCTTATTTTGACCCTAGGCTAGGCACCAATGTTGTGCTTTCAGAAGGCGTAGTTCCTAATCGCATAGTAATTGCAAATATTGAAATGGCACACCATCTTCTAAATAACGATGGTTTGTTAGATGACACAGGTCGTGTAGTTGACCTTAGTGTGGGCAGTATAAAACTCACTGCAATGTCACCGCCAAATTTGATACCCGCAAATGTGAAAAGGTTAATCAAGCCACTTCTGATAAACTCCGGCGCGAATGGCTGGTGGAGGGCTAACTAATGGGCTACAAAAGCATCGTTAAATCGAGTGCTAGGAAGGCCTTTGCAATGGCAAAAGACCTAGTGGATTTGGTGACGCTTACTCAGAAAAACAATACAGTCTATAATTTTGATACGAATTTGCCGACATCGACAAGTCCTGTATCAAAGACAATCAAAGGACTGTTAATGGAAAAAGGCAGAACCCATGCAGGAAACGTTGAAATGGGCTCTAGCAAGGCTATGCAGATGTTATTCTTGGCGGAAGATCTGGATGACCCAGATATTTATGATACTATCACAATGTCCAACGGCGATGTTTGGACGATAGTTCCGCCTAGCAAAAGCGATGGGTATATTATCACCGCTGATGTGATGAGGAATGCATAATGTCTAAATATGCCGCGTTAAATAATGATGTCTATTCCGTCTTTTCTTCAGTAGGTTGGAAAGCCGAAAACATTCCTACAGTTCCTAATAACTTTGTAGGGACTGGTCTTGGTACTGAATACATAAGAGTTACCGTAATACCTAGTAGTCGGCAGATAGCCAATTTCCTGGCATCTGTGGCAGGGGTATTGCTGATTGATATATTTATACCTGCAGGTAGTGGCGCATTGCGCGCTTCTCAGATTGCGGATAAACTAGATTCATATCTAGCAGGTAAGACGCTTAAGACGGGAGCTGCTGGAAGCACGCAGTTCTCCACAAGTGCGCTTACTCATCTTGGGGCCGATAAAGACAATTTCAGTCTGTATCGCTCGCAATACACTTTGCCTTTCAATTTCTTTGGAGTTTAAACAATGTCTCACATTTCAACAATCGGCGCAGTAATGTTTTCGGACTTGTCGATGGCCATTGGTACGTCACTTGTGCCAACGACCTTCGATGCCGCTGGCTTTGCTGCACTGTTCACTGCTATTGATACGACACCTGTCGCCACGGCAGTCGCTGGCGGTTTCGTTCGTATTACGAACGTACGCGACTTTCCTGCAATGGGTACCCCGCCAAACATCGTCAAGGTTCCTGTCTACGGTCAGAAACAATCCAAGACGATTCAAGGCCAAGCAGATGCACCTCAGCTCGAAATCGAATTGAACTTTATTCCAGCAGATTGGGATCGTACCGCTGGTTTGGGTTTCTTCGTGGGCGACGGTGTTGCTCGTGCTTATCGTTTCACTCTGTTGCAAGCAGACCCAGGTTCGTCTGCAACATACGCCAGTTCTTCGGCGGGTTACGGTAGCAAGGAACACACTGTGTTCTATTGGGTTGGTAAGATGGAAGCGCTGTTGGTTAAGCCATCGGTTTCGGACGCTGCTATGGCGACCTTGACCTTGTCTATCCAGTCTGACTTCTACGGCGCGTACACTCACGCCTAACAGTTGCACTAAGGGGAGTCGTTCGGTGGACTCATTCTTAAACGAACCGTCACCACGTTGGTTACAGTCGCCCTTATTTAAAATATTGAAGGATATAATGGAGAATATGACCCCTAAGCCTTTTAGTCAAGCATATGTGCTGCGGACTACGCTTAAGCATATGCGTAAGAGCGTTGATATGAGCATCTCGAAAACATTCGAGCGCATGGCTGAATTTAAGGATAATCAGGTTAAATCATCGGAAGTTTTTCAAACACTTACGAAGTTACACGCATTGCGTAAGGAAATGGATAATTTTCAATCGGCAAATATTGAGGCGTTTACAGAAGGATAATCATGTCCAATCTGAAATTCAACCTCCCAAAAACACAAGGAACTAAAATGGCTGGCATCAAAGAGTTAGTTGGCAAGAAAATGTCAAAGAAATACAAGTTCATGGACGCTGAGATTACAATCAACAAGCTGTCTGTGTCCGAAGTGATGAAGATTCAAGAAGAGGCAAAAGAAGCCGCGAACGATGAAGCGAAGGGTCTTAATATTCTTAAGACTATTATTCGCTCGTCTGTAGCAGACGCCACGGAACTGAGCGATGAAGACTTCGCGGGATTCCCGATGGATGAACTTTCACGCCTCTCAAATGAGATTATGAAATTCTCCGGTATTACTGGCGGAGAAGAGCAAAAGGGAAAGTCCTAATACCAGACGAAGAGATAGCTGTCTTCGAAGTAGCCTATATGTTAGGTAAATCTGCCTACGAACTCATGGAGGAAATGTCCTATGATGAGTTCCAGAAGTGGATTGAATATTTCGAAAGACGGCCTCCTGGATGGCGCGATGATAACCGCGCAATGCGACTCTTACAGGCGCAAGGTGTTAAGGAACCAGGAGAGGCTATCTTTGAATCTCTAAGGAAACTCAAGATGTATGAGAGTGTGACTAGCAAAACAACTACAGTGCAAGTCGAAGAGAAACCGACTGCAAGTCAGATAGATGGAAATAAATTCAAAGGCTCTGTCTTATTTGCGAAAATGATGGGCGCTGTTGGTGGGGACTCTATACCAGGGATTAAATCATGAGTATCACAATACGCGGTATCTCAGAAACAATGTCCTTCCTAGATGTTGAAATAGCGAAGTCCAAGCGGACTAAACTTCTGGCGGTTGCTAACGAACTCGTTGGCCGATTAGAGGAAGCTACCCCAAAAGATACAGGAGAGGCTAGCCGTGCGTGGAAAGTAGAAGTAACTGCGCATGGATTAGTCATATCCAACAGCAAAGATTATATAGAAGAACTAAATGCTGGTAGCTCTAAGCAAGCACCTGGATTTTTTGTAGAAAAAGTTTTGTTAGAAAACCCACACGTAATTCCCAATGGAACGATAGTAGAATATCGCTGACCAGCCCCTGATGGCGCCTGTACCTACAGGTTCTGTCAGGGGTAATTTTTTTAAAGGAAAGAAAATGTCAGGCGTTATTATTGATGTCAAGACCGATTCAGACAAGGCGCGACGTGATTTAGAGCAGATTAAGGGTACTCTGGATGGTATCAAGAAATCTTCCGAGTCGACCGCATCTACTTTGAAAAACTTCGCAGCCTCTCTCGTTGGTCTTGCGAGTGCAGGTGTAGGCGTTGGCTTTTTAGTTAAAGTTAACAATGAATTTACGAATTTAAGCAACAGAATCGCGCTGGTTACAGGCCGTACGAAGGAACTTGTAATTGTACAAGAGGCTTTACTGAATACCGCGATAGAGACTAGAAGCGCAATAGGTGGTACAGCTACTATCTTCAGTACCCTGGGAAAGTCTTTGAAAGACTCTCAGAAAAATATGTCGATGATGCTGCTAGCCACATCCACAATACAAAAGTCAATAGCGCTATCTGGCGGCTCTATTGAGTCAGCTAATGCGGCTATAATTCAACTAGGGCAGGGCTTATCTGCTGGCGCACTTCGTGGTGAAGAACTGAACTCTGTTATGGAACAAACGCCGCGTTTGGCGCAAGCCTTAGCAGATAGTTTAAATGTCAATATTGGTGGCCTTCGTGCGGCAGCTCTTGCCGGTAAACTGACCACTGATGTGGTGTACAAGGGTATTTTATCCCAATCGGAAAAGATCAATAAAGAGTTCGCTAGTTTAGATCCAACATTATCGCAAGGTTTTCAACAGGCCTCCACCTCATTAAGTATCTTTATCAATGAACTGGATAAGGGGCTCGGCATATCGGAGAATCTTGGGCGGGCATTAGGGGCTTCCGCAGTAAAACTTCGCGGCGCTTCCGTAGAGATACGTGCCACATCTGCCTTGTTTGCAAGCCATGTACGTGAATTCTTAGATGGTGCTGCAATTATAGGTGCACCAATCCTCTCTATACTTAAAACGATCGGAATCCAAATACGAGAGGCACTACCGCAAGGATTCTTCACACGTACTGTTATTGGCGATATGAAAGAAGGATTGCGCCAGATTGACGATGCAACCGGCGGTATATTCTCTAGTCTATCGAATTTAGCAAGATTTGGGTTAACCGATCTCATATCTTGGGACAGTGATGTTGAAAAGGCATTAAAGACTTTGAAAAGATTAAGTCCATCTAATTGGGCGACCGGCGGATTTGATTCGCAGACGATTAAACGTTTCTTTAGTATCGATACCCTACATAAGTACGGAGATGCGTTTTCCGCATTGGCCGCGGCATTACATGAGAATAGTACTGGTTTCTGGCCTAACTTCGCTATTGTTATGCGGAAGGTTGGATATACATTTCTTGACGCTGCGCGATACGTGGGTCTTCTCAGGGACACCCTGTTTACATTACGTGTTGGCAACATCGACAGTATGATTTATTCCATGGCGGAAATGCTACGCGGGGTTACGGGTGTGCAGCTTAAGGTGTACGAGTTAGGACATTTGCTACGTGAAGTCTTCGGACCGACTACCAATCGTCTTAAAATTGCAATGTCCGATGTATTCAAAGCACTACCAGGAATGATTGGAAATACGCTAGTGACCATTGCCGATTTAGTAAAGCGGGCAATCCCTGGGATAGTAGCGATACTGGAAAGTTTCTTCCAAATAGATATTCCAGACATGCCTGTAATAAAGTTTGACGTGGATTTCAAGGGATTTTTACAAAAAGTCGAAGACCAGTTTAATAAACTAAAAGATATAGCGTCCAAGGCATTCGCCAAGATCAAACTACCGTCTTTTGCTATTTCAGCGAATATGGGGTTTGACACTATTACAGCGATGCTTAATAAATTATTGACTAGCTTGAAAGGGCTTGGGATAGTTGAAAAGGCCAAGGGCTATTTTCATGGTGTAGCAAAAGCTATCGACAACTTTATAGGTAGCGTACAAAAAGCGTTGACACCGATGAGTGCGCTTGAACGCTTGCAACGTAATGTGGGGACTGTGGTAATGCGTTTAGAAGGTGCCATACTGTCCACACTAGGTTTGCTGATGGCTTTTCAAGTAGTATTCCCAGGAATAGGCACTGCAGCGGTAATGGCAGCGTCCGCATTAGGCGTATTCTACACTGCGCTGGGAATAGCTGTTGCTCCCGAGAGAAACTACAAAGCTATCGATAAGATTATAGCGCTCTTTGATAAAGTAAAAGAGATGGCTATGGTGAAACTTGCCGAAGCCTTGCGTGTTATAAAGAAATGGAGTAATGCTGTAATACAAGAGTTTGCCACTATATACGACAAAGTCATAGGCCACTCTTGGTGGACAGATACGATGGACGGCGTAGTGGATCAGGCAAAGGGACTGCCAGCACGTCTAGCCGAGCCATTTAAGAAATTCAAAGAATTGGTAAAGAATACATTCTCCCAAAAGGTCGGCTTAGGGGTAGCTACTGATTCGTTGAAGAATATGGGTGCAAACGCATTGCATTTCCGTGTCAGTACAGTTGACCTTACTTCGCGGGTATCAGATGCCTTTAGCGCGGTTGCAACTAAATTTCCAGAGACATTGAGGACAGTCCTGGTTGCGATTGGTGGTCTTCTTGTAGCCGCTATATTTCCGATATCTGCTATTCGTTCGCACTTGCTGCTCCTGATAGCTGGTTCATTGTTAGCTGGCGCCGTTTTAATCGCCGAGAAATTCAGTGTGGCATTAGTTGGTGGCAGCTTTTCAGAAAAACTTGGAAGAGCAATGGGTGAATCTGTTGGGTATTTCGTAGGCAGCTTTATACGAGAGATTCCGCAGATACTTAACTCACTCACTATTATGACAGGCGCTTTTGTGCAGGGCTTTCTCGATCAAATGCCAGTAATAAGTGGTGCGATTTCTGCGATATTCTCGGTGGCCTCTGCGTTTGGTTTAGCTGGGCCTCTCGGCCTAGTTGGATTGTATTTCTTCGGTGGTGCAATAGGACCACTTATGCTACAATTCAAGGCTACGAAAAGCTTTGCGGAGCATATCGGTAAGTTCCATACATGGATAACAGGACTCGGCGCTTCGTCAGGCATTATCGGCAAGTATCTATTTGGTCCGTTAGGTATGGCCAGTGTATTTGGTGGCATTGGACTGTTATTCACGGCATTAGGGTCATTTGATTCCCTGCTCGGAAACTCGCTAATTCTTAAGATGGCGCTAGAAGGTGGGTTGCTATATCTGTTCATTTTTGGTAGCAGCGGCGTTGCCTCTTTGAAGAACCAAATCATTGTAGTATCCGCACCTGTATTTATGTTTATAAAAGAAGTGATGAAAGAACTGACGGGTGGCAAGGGATTGCTGTATAATATGCTGTACGGTGTAGCGGGCAGCACCCAAGGAAACCTTGCGAAAACAGCTATCGAGGTATTCGATTCTACCTACAAAGCAATCAGTAAGTTTGTAGACTCACTTGTCAAAAAGGGCACTAATATAGCTGTGCAGATGTTCTTCGGCGGTGACGAGGCGAAGGCGGTAGCGGCTTTACAGAAAGCATTCGATTCGGCTAAGCGTGTTGTTGTATCGGCCATGACAAGTATCGGTGAGTTCATACTCCGTAATAACTTTATGAAGAAGATGTGGGAGGGTGATGGCGGTGATCTTGTAGGCTTAAGAACACGTGTTGCGGAAGTAAAGAACGCATTTAGGATGCGCGGTGCGCAACAAGCTACACCGTCCCAACAGCAAGGCGCAAGGGCGTCTTCGACACCATATCTTGCCACCGCGATCGGCACAACTGCGTTTGCTAGCAATGCTGTTAATTCGGCAGGGTTGGACGCTATCCAGGGTTCTGCGGACAAAATATCAGAGAAGACCAAGAAGGCAATGGAAGATATCGCTAAAAGCTCAACGTATACAAGTAAGGTTATTGTTGCGGAAATAGCTTCTGGCGCAATCGCTGCGACTAACTCTTTCACTGTCCAATCTTCTATGATTACACGCGCCCAATTCGATGCTATGAATGGCATGGTGGGTGTCACGAAGACGTCGTCAGGAGTAATGGTAGGCGAAATCGCAAAGGTATCTACCGCCATAGCAGCAGGTAGCGCGTACGCCGTATCCAACGTTGCTGCCGCCTCCGCTGCTGTAACAACAATTGTTACTACGTCTGCAGCAAAGGCGAGTATCGCGGTGGGTGGGGCTGTTGGTCCGCTAGGGTTGTTGGGTAAGATGATATTCGGAAATCTTGGTCTCATAGGCAAGACTGTTCTTGCAGGGCTTGGAATAGCTGCTATTGGCTCTGTTCTGATATCTATTCGTCAGGAAGCTGATCGTACCGCCGACGGTAGCATGAGCGCTTTTGATACACTCATGTCAACCTTCTTTGATTATGCTAAAGAGAACCCATTGAAAGTGATGTTTACAACAGCCGGTATTGCTGCAATTGCCGCTACCGTGGCGTTTGGCGGATTTCGTACTGCGATGATAGCAGTGACCACCAGTGGTGCGTTTATGGCATTTACAACAATGTTTGGAGCATTTAAGCTAGGCCCCATGTTAGCCGCGCAAGCTATGTTGGTAAGGTGGATTCCAATACTAACCGTAGTCGGCAAGATGGCTGGATTTGGTGCTATAACGGCTGGAATCGCGGCTCTTACAGGCGCAAGCTCAGAAGCCCAATTATGGATAGGCGGTCTTACTGCCGCATTGACTGGATTCTTTCAGTTAGCAATAGCTAATAATATAATGTTTGCCACCATGGCGTCGGGCATGGTTGCCGCTATTCGCAAGGGCGTTATAGCCATTGTGGGTTGGTTTTTATCTTTTGCGATAACTGCCGAGTCTGCTGCAACTGCTGCTACTAGGTTTTGGGTAGCGTTAACCGGCCCGATTGGTTGGATAATTGCAGGTATCACCGCAATAGGCGCGATTATCGTAACCAGCATGGGCGAGGGTAATACTGTACTTGAAAAGTTTGAAGACACCTGGGGACGTATTCTAGTGAAGGTTGGTGCTGTTGCGGGCGGTATGACTACAGTTCAACGTAAACTAAAGAACCTGATTCCATCTGATGAAGAGATTCGCAAAATAGGTCTCAAGCCCGATGACCTGAATCCTAAAAATATCGACTTTAACAAAGTTACGCCAGCACTAAAAGAGTCTATCTTCAAACAGGCGGGCCGCGTAGACGAATTACGTAAAAAACGTGATGACGAGCGTAATGATAAGGGCGTGGAGACAGAGGCTACTCGTAAGGAATTGATAATCGCCATGAAGGATTTGGCGGCTACGATGGCAAGGGGTGAAGCCGCTACAGGCAAGGACTTCTTCAAAGACACTAAGAATCTAAACCAGTTTAATCAGGGCGACCGCAGTGGGTGGTACACAGAAGCGGGCGATGTAACTACAGGCTTGGCGCTAAATCAGGCAAGTAAATTTAGACTAAGTGTTCTGCAGAAGCGCCAGAGAAACGCTCCAAACGACAAGGTGGCGCAGTCGGAGTTAGATAAGTTCAAGGCATCTTTGGAAACGGAATTCAAAGTAGGCTATCAAAAGTCTGATCCACAGACAGCTGCACTTCAGGACATTACTAAGTATTTCGACAGTAGTGTAAATCTGAGAGGTAAGGAAACAGATATTGCAGCTGTTAAGAAACGTGCACAGGATGATTTTAACAATTGGGCACGGTCATCTCTAGAGCTTACGCAAGAGAAATTGATTAATTCTGCAGCAGGTACAAAGGGCGACGCAGCTGAAAAGCGGCTTACAGAGATTCGCAGTAGATACGCCGAGATGTTCAAGCTATCTGCGCGCGCATTGGCTGATTTAACGATATTGTCGGACAAAGTAAATAAGTTCGACACAGAAATGACAACCTTAGAAACGACGGCTGAAAAAGTTAAATTGACATTTGATGAGCCTATGTTTCTTGGTACTAACGCAGATCTTGTGGATCTTAAGAAAAATATAGCGAGTACGGAAGATCTTTACGATAAGCTGATAAATAAAACTTATGACGCAGCTACCCGTACTTCTGCGTTCTTGCAGAAGCGCGATAAGGATGCGAATACCAAATTAGATAAAACGCAAGCTGCGGACAACGTTTCTTACAATCCCTATGCACTCTTGCAAAAGACAGCTGAGAGGGCTGGCTTCAAAGCCATCGATATTAACTTTGCGGGGGATATGCCAATACAGGCTAAACTCAACGTTAATCGTTCGTTACAAGAGTTAGAGAGGGCTAAGTTAGAGTTGAGTAGTGCTAAGTTCACCATAGATCCAAACGCCATGCCTGATGTGAAAAAGGCGTTTGCCGAAAAGCTGGACGCTGCGATTGCGTTAGTAGTCCAAAGAGCCAAATTAATCAGAGAAACGATTCAGGAGGCGCTTAAAACTGGCGACGAGATGGGCGATCGTAGGGTTCTACAGGCGAAGGGTATAACACTACCCGAAGGTCTGGAGGCCAACGCAAGTACATCTACTCGCAACAGATTCTCAAAGATCGCGCAAGACAAGGCGGATATAGACGCTAAATTGCTTGAATCAGTAACCGGAATTAGCAGAGAGGATCCTACCTTAAAAGTACCCAATCCGTACGGTGGAGACGCAGCTGCACAGACTAGAGATTACCAAAAGTCTTATGCGTTAGGCCGGCAATTAACTCAATGGATAAATCCGCGTATATTAAATCTTACGCAGCAACTTTCAGATCTTTCTGCTATTGGCGCTAATTTTAACTTGGCGACACTGTTGTCGTTGCCAGATAGCGTCAGGACAAACTTGACTAAGGCGAGCGATGAAGTCGCTCGTATACAAGTTGAGTTAGGAAAAGACTATTCGCAAAAGAACAAAGGACTCCTAGTGGCGGCTGCGGAATCAATGAGCAAGGCCGCGTATAAGGCAATTGATGCTACATTGTCGCAAGTCCAAGACTCCGCTGTACAAATGATACAATGGCTCAATGATGCTGGCGTCCAAATGGACATCGGGAAGCTCTTCTCCCTGCCCACAGAGGTGTTGGATAGCTACCGTAAAGGTGGCGCTGAAATCGCCAAACTCAAAGCATATATGGAGCAAGCGCGTAAAGATAACAAACAAGGACAGGTAGATGCGTACGCAAAAGAAATATACTGGCAGACATATGATCTGTCGCGCGTGGGCGATAAGACTAACAATATCGCGAAAATAAGCGAAACGTTAGACGTCCAGTTTGGTAGCGATTTTAAGCTGGCCTTATCAGAATTTAATGCTATGCCAGCGGCGCTCAAGGACACTTTGTATAAAGATGCACTTGCGCAACGCGACGATATTCAGGCGTTAAAGGATGGCTTCAAAGTGGCGTTTGTTGATAATAACGACGGTGCACCGCGAAGAGCTCTTGTGGACCTTACACCGGAAGAAAAGGCTGCGACAGAGGCACGTATTGAGGCTCGCAAGGTAAATCTAGGGCGGGATATCAGTGGATTCAGGACGAATGGTTCGGAGTACCTCGATATGTTTAGAGGGCTAGGTGCTAAAATCGACGGTGCAGAATTAATCCGTCCAGGCATGGAAGCTATCTTTGAAGACATTGCTGCTCAGATGAAGAATGCTGACACAGTGATGAAAAACCCTGCAATAGAGAAGTCCGTAAGGATTGCTGCGGCTGAAACACGCGTATTGCTTGACGAGAAACTGGCTGAGATTTTGACGCTTGCAACAATGAAGCGTACCGATACGCAAGCCTATCGCGCTGGCCAGAACATGATGCAACAGATGAGGGACTCCATCTCCACTGGCATCAAGGACTTCGCCAAAGGTAAAACCACGTTCAAGGGCTTTTTAACAAGTGTAATGGATACGCTAACGAGCAGCATAATAGACACTTTTGTAGACGGTATGATGAGTGCCGTTACGAAGAAAGGCGGCCTGTTTAGCAATCTGTTCGGAAGCCTTGGTGAAAGTCTATTCGGCAAGGCTGCGGGATTATTTGGCGGTAATAACGAAAAGGACTACCAAGTACTGGCCATGAATGAGTTGACTGTAGCTATTCAGCAACTTACCTCTGCTCTAGGGTTCGGCGGTGGAACTGATCTTTCACTAAATACCCCAAATCAAGCTCTAAAAGGCGAAGCTAACGGTGGTGTAATACAGCTTGGTGATAATCAAGATCCGACAGCATTTGATCCAGTATCAGGTCAGAAGAAGGTTGGAATGTCAGCAAATGCAGGACTTGAAACCATGAAAAGTGGGTTCAGTCAGCTTGGTGATGTATTTGTTAACGCTAACATGACCATGACGGAACGTCTAAGTGGCGGCCTTGCAGGTCTCGGCTCCATCTTTGGTGGTGGCCTATCCGCACTTTTGGGTGGTCTAGGCGGTATGTTTCAGGGGCTTCTGGGTATGTTTAGTGGCGGTGGCAGCAAGGACGGATGGGGGCAATTCTTCTCCATTGCTAAGATAGCAACCTCCTTTTTCGGTGGCGGTGTTGGTGGAAGTTCAGCTGGCACTGGCGCAATGGTATGGGATGGTGGCGGTTACGCTTCAGGTGGTTTTGTTAAGGGATTGGGCAGTAGCTTGTCTGATTCTATACCTGCGATGCTGTCAAATGGGGAATTTGTAGTCAATGCTAAGTCTACACAACGTTATGCACATTTGCTGGGCCAAATAAATAATGGCTCTTTGGCGCATTACGCGATGGGTGGTATTGCGGGTACACCTGCGTTTACCACCGGAAGAAACGACTTTGTTGCCATGAAAGATATAATGGCATCTAGAGCACCCGCAAAAGAACAACAAGTGTTTAACATTAATATTACTGGAGATGTTTCAAGGCAAACAAGGTCGGAGATCCAAAAGATGATCCCAAATATTGCCACGGGTGTCAACAGACACAATTACGAAAACAACATTCGTCAGTAATGAGTCGTGAGCACTCTTCGGAGTGCTTACCTCTCATTATTCGACAAGGAGAAATTCATGTTATACGGTATTCTAAAAGACGCTACTAATTACGGATGGGATAACCAGTTGGCTGGCGTATTTGCCGCCCCATTACAATTGAAATCTAATGTGCCGGTATTTGTATCGGATACATTATCCCTGAAAAGATTTGTTGCAGGACAAGCCGCACAGCGCTGGGAAATTGAAGCGAGGATTGCGCCTACGAACGATTCTGTAGACTTCATGATGAATAGTATTCTTAATGGACATTTCAATAAGATATACGTTCGTATGCCACAACCGGTTACACCTGCGATACAGGCTATTCCAGGGAGTACTTCGATGGTCCTGGTTAATGCGGTGGCTAGCAACACAAGCATTACATCCAATGGTACGCATGTTGTTGGTGAGTTTATTAAGTTTAATACAAGCGCGAAAGTTCATATGGTTAAAAAGATATTAGCCGCCGGTGTTATCGAAATATTTCCGGGACTGTTAGCCAATACACCCTCGACGTCTATAATTATGCGCGGCGGTTGGGTTACGATGGAGGCATACTACGACACCGACACGGTATCCGGTATGATATACTCAGATGGTATGCTGCAAGACCCAGGTTCAATTAAACTAGTGGAGGCGATATAATGCGCGCGATTAGTGCAAATATACAGACCCTGCTAAATACACAGCTAATACAATACTTTTATATAATGTCTATGCAGGGAAATGGCACAGCAACTCCTATGCGAAGACAGTGTACGTTAGCGCATAATGTTATCGTTGACGGGGATACTTATTTCGGTGGGTCTAAGCTAGTGAGTGTAGACCCCCCTAAAATTACACAGGTAGTTGACCGCCAAGTATATACACTGAAGTTTACAGATCCTGACTTTGAGTTTAGACCATACTTTGAAGCTGGTTGGATAGGCTACACTGTAAATGTACGCATGGGCTTTATAAATACCACAGAGACTATTATTTCAGGTGTGTCTCCTGGTTCGCCATTCTTATCTATTACGGACACTATTCTCGCATACAGTGGCGCTGTAGACAGGGCCTCATACGATATTAATTTAGACGGTGCGGTAATGGTTACGGTAGAGTGTGCGTCACCATTGGGTCAATTAAGTCTTGTTAGGTCTTTCTTAACTAATAGAGAAAGTATTAGACAAAGACCAAGTAGCGCAACTGATACGTCTTTCGACCAAGTTTTTGTTGGTTCGAAAGGCGTCCAGTTGCTATGGGGAAAGGAAATATAATGGGACTAATCACAGCATTAGTTGGCACTATCTTTGAGATGTTATGGAGTACCGCTATAATGGCGGCACTTACAGTCTCATCGATTCTATATCAACGTATGCGCCAAAAACAATTAGCGTCAAAGGCGGCGGCAGAAGCAGACAGACAAAAGGGTTTTAGAATTGTAACAGAAGGTGAATCTACCAGCTTGCCTGTTGCTTACGGCAGAAATAAAGTGGGTGGAAACCGCGTTTATCATAGGGTAGCTTCTGACTACACATACGCGAATGCGGATTCCAGTATGTTAGCGCTAAATAAGGCATTTGTATTCACTAGTGTTGGTGATGGCCGTACCGTATTCAACTCTAAGAGCGCTGCAACCATTTTGGAAATTAGAGCGACTGTACCCGAAGTATTGAACACAGACGGAACAGTCAGCGTGGCAAGAATTAATTATATTAATACGTGGAGCAGCAGCTGGCCGTCCGCCAGTTTTACATCTACGCAAATAACCTTTACTGGCGAGCCTGGCTACTCTAACGTATTTGGAGTAGGTTCTGCGAAAGCGGGATTTTTATTCACCGTGACAGAAAATGATATATTTTCCGGAGGGTATGACCCTAATACGGACACGGCGATAGTTACTGTAACATACTCTTTGGTCTCCTATAATAACTCCACTGGCCAAATAATAGCTAATATTCCAACTGAAAACGCGTCCATAGCCATTGGTACAGGCGCGCTTACTGACAACGTTACCGGCACTAAGCATGAATTCCTTTTTGTGCAGCAAGCTATCTGCCGCGCAGGTATAAGCAAAGTTTGGTTTGTAGACGTCAACGATAGATCGTATAATGATGCTGCTTACCGTGAAAACAACAGGGTGACAGGACATAGAATCCACGTTTACACTGACAGTGTAGTCGATCCATTGGTTTCGGGAAATGATTCTGCACGTAATTATGCTGCTTTTAATGGGTGTACCCATGCATCTATGGTATTCAGATTGGATAGAGATAATCCGGCTTATACAGGTGTGCCTAGTGTAACATTTTATGTCGAGGGCCAAAAGGTAAAAAGATTGACAGGGCCGGATGTCTCGTTGTGGGGTGCAACTACTACGTATACTAACAACCCTGCCGAGGTATTACTAGATTATCTTACCAATGCAGATTATGGTCGTGGCTTGGCAAGCTCTCAGATTGATTGGTTATCCTTCTATAGGGCAAAACAGTTTTGTGATTATCGCGTAATATCCTCAGCGCCAGTGAATGGCAAACTATGGACGGAAATTAGCAAAGTAAATAATAGAAATATTAGTCGGTTTGAATGTAATCTCATGATTGATACTTCAAGGCCGATTCGTGATAATATTGAGCTAATCCTAGGAACAATGGAAGGCGCCGAGCTTATCTGGAGCGATGGAAAATATAAGCTAAGTCTAGTATACCCCACTGAATACATTTCCCATGGGCCAGGGTCAGTATATCAGATCGGGGATGTCGTACAATACCCCGCCGGATACACTACGGACGTATCTTTGTATAGGGCAGCGGCTTCTACTACAGGCTCTCTACCAGCCCCAGGAAATGCTAATTGGACAGATGATGTGGTAGTTGCGTATCTTACAGACAACGATATCGTTCGTGACGAAGCTGTTGGAACAATTTGGCCTAGTAGCCAAGAACGGTTGAATTATTGTACAGTCAAATTTTCTGACGAATCCGAAGATTTTGCTGAAAATTCTGTCTCATGGCCTTCTAAAAATGACCCTAAGATATACAACTCTACAGGCGGTATTGGTAGTACACACAACTTGTATGAGTTGTATCGTTTTCAAGATAATGATCTGCCGCTAGAATCAGAAATAACACAAGTAGGCTGTTCTGACTCATTCCATGCGGAGGCTGTTGCAGAAGAACGTGTTAGAAGTTCCCGCGCGCAGGTTATTTATAAATTTGCGTTGCGTACTAAATACGCAGGACTGGAACCTGGTGATATTATCAAGATAACGAGTATTGTACTCGGCATTGACCCAGGGGAATTGTTACAGATTGAGGAAGTCAAAGTATCTGACGCAGGTAATGCAATTGTACAGGCTATAAAGTATGATTGTAGGAATCTTGCTTGGAATGCAGCGGATACTGAATATGTACAAGCGCGTAACATATATCTAATGGAAGTCGCGCAAGCGTCTAATCTATTCTTTAGCGATACGAGCCAATTGCAGGACTTTACCTCTGGCGTATTAACATGGGCTAAATCGCCTGATCCGCGTGTTGTTAACTATATCATTAAGTTTACTAGCACAGCTGCAACTGAGGTCAAAAGAGGCACAGCTTGGATAGAAGTTGGGCAAACAAGCGATTTACGTTTTGAGTTACCTTCAATAGACCGTGGTAATTATACCTTCACTGTTGTGGCGCAAACAGCTGCCGGAAAGACTGCGCCAGAATTAAGCGAAGCTACAGGCTCACGTTGGCCGCTACTCGATATCACATTGGTCGGCAACAACGGCCAAATTGTTGCTGCAATAAGTAAGAATACGTTTATTGTATCACAAAATCCTACTACTAATGTCCCCGTCCTACTTGATGGCGGTGGTGTTCCTCTGTTCTTCGGAGATTTTACGATATTAGACAGCGGTATTGACAAAAGTCATACCGACCAAGTGACATTTTCGTTCAATAGTGCTATCAATTGTACGGTTACGATGGATAATGCTCTTCCTCCGACAAATCGTGGACGGTACGTTCTGACAGCATTAACGGCAGCGTCCGGTAGTGTTGTGTTAAGGGCTGTGTATAAGGGAAACACGTATAATCGTTCTCTTACGGTTCTGACACAAGATAACCGTGTCGTGAACTCAGGTGGTGCAAATACACCTACCCCTGGAAGTTTTGCTGTTAACGCAGCTATAACCCATGTGTTTGTTACTGGAATCCCTGTAGGTAATTATACAGAACATGGCGGTTACCACCACACAGAAGTCTTTGCGTGGAGTCAACCATTAGGTTACTCAGGTGCAGCGCCGACTACAGCCACTGGTGGTTGGATTGACATGGGCTCTACTACTAACAGTGTGTTTACGTTTCCAACAGACCCTGCTAGAATATGGTGGGTGTACGTAAAATGGGTATCAAGAGATCAGGATGTCGGGGCGAATTCGACTATTTGTGGGGGAAACTCCGCAGCTACGTCCGGTGTGGACGTATCTACTTTACTGACATCACTTACGAGTCAAATAACCGAAAGCCAGTTCTATACGGCCTTAGGAACTCGTGTTGGGACAGGCGTAGGCTCGTTAGTTGAAACTACCAATAATCTGAAGAATCAATGGTCTGTTAAGATCGATAACTATGGTTATGTTTCAGGATTTGGCCTATCAAGTGTTGCTCCAGTAATTGGGGCAGGAGACCATGCAGGTCTTAGCTTTCCATTTGTACCATACAGTACTTTTGCAATCCGTGCAGATGAGTTTTATATTGCTTCTCCAGCTGGCCCAGGGGTGCCTCCGGCTTTACCATTTGTTGTTCGGACAACACCAGGTACTGATGTAGACGGCGTGTATTACCCTGTAGGGGTGTATATGAAGGCTGCATTTATTGCGGAAGCTACTATAACTACGGCCAAGATAGCTGACGCTGCAATTGACAGTGCAAAGATTGCGGATGCGTCTATTGGTACATTAAAGGTAGCTGGGAACGCCATTACTGGGGTAAATGCGAATACAGGCTCTGGCGGTTCCTTAACGACAAGCTGGCTACCTGTTGTGTCAACTAGCTTTAATTTTGGTAGTAGCGTTACAGACTTACCCGATAGGGCGTACGTCAGTGGTATGTGTCAAGTAGCGCCGCTCGGGAGTGATGGACCATACCAGATAGATTGTTATATAAGTTCTTCTGATGGTGCGACCTCAGAGTTTGGATATAGTTTTTCTAGCGGGTTTGGGGGAACTGTTGCGGTGCAAGGAACTATTATCCCAACCACAGGCTCAAAGACGTATACGTTGTATCTTCGGCGCAATCCAGGTAGTTCTGGCGGTGCAAATAACGCTGGCAGTAGTTCTATTTTCTTAACAGGTGCAAAGCGATGAAAAATGTAAGCTATATTACCGTTCGAGATAACGGTGAAATTGTAAATGCAGGGTTTTGCCAAGAGAGTTGCATGGCCGATAATACCCCCGTAGGTACTGTTATGGTGTTGACGGACAAGAGTTGTTTACCAGGGCGCCACTACTACAAGGACGGAGAGGTTATTGCATATACCGAAGCGGAGCTGACAGCCATCCAATTCTGCCTAAGCAACCCAGGATGGTCTTGGAAAATGCCAGAACGGATTGCGGTGGATAACCGTATATTAGCGCAAGCACAAACGGCTAAATGGCGTGAGATAAAGAAGAACCGCGAGATAGAAAAAGTAAAGCCGTTCACATGCGATGGAATGACATTTGACTATAACCCAGCCATGATGTCTTACGCGCTGTCTCATGCCGATCGTGGCAGTTTTGAATGGACGTTAGCGGACAACTCTATCACAATCATCTCAAGCATGATGCTAAAGCGTGCTGCAGAAATGCAGGATATACGCGCTGTGGCCATGCATGCAAGAGCGGGACAACTGAGAGGTCTGATTAACAAAGCAACAACTGTAGCCGAAGCGGATGCCATTAATTGGTATAGTGTGATTTAATGTATATGCGGAAACCAGAGAGTATTGTTGAACTCAGGAAATGCGTTGATATGTATTTGGCGCAAAATGACGAGACCTTTCTGCCAACCGATAAGCGTGCTTCGTACGTCAATATTGAGAAACATTGGCGTACGGGGCAGTTTATTCGTGTAATGGAAGACGAAGACGAAATAGTCGGTTGGCTAGTGTGCGATGTATCTGTCTCTAAGTTTGCGCACTATAGAACTATTAATCAGCAGTTCTATACTTCTATTTTTAAAGGCATTTCAGCCGCAAAAGCAGTACTATGTGCTCACGGCGAAATGATAAAATTTGCTGAAGAGAACAGAATTCCATACTGTATAACGCAAGGTTCACATATGGATCCTACAAGAGTTATGGTGCGTATCTTGGAGAAACGTGGCTGGCAATCGCGAGGACATATCGCAGTCTGGCGAACGTCGCACGCTTCGCGTTGAGAAGTACCCACTGGCATGTCAGGACGATCATAGCGGCCACGAAAAAAGTGGTCGATGATGGTCGTCAAGGCTGGCCTTTTTAAAACCGTTATGACAATGGAAAAAGTTCGGCTTAACGCTTAGCTTTTTCTAATGTGATAATATGCATCATAATGGATGGGCGAACCCGTTAAATTAAAGATAAGGGCGCCCTCCCCCTGTAATATAGGGACTATATAACCAGCCCAACCAATCATCTTATGGGTTATAGTTATCATTATTATTCAATATTAACAATCAATTAATTCACAAATAAGGCGGTTAACATGGCGCGATCTTTGATAACAAGTACAGGTACTAGCCTTCAGGACGATTCTGGAGGTGTTTTATGGTCAATCGTGCAGGGGGAGCAACTTGAGTTTCCTGTCACGTTAGACTTCATCGCAAACGTAAGTGGATTAGGCAATAGTGGTGGAAATCCATATACCTTCGAGGCTGTTGTGATGGAAGCAGAAAATGTGGTCGGCCAAATAGTGCCACCTGTTACCGCGAAAGCAGTGGCAAGGATAGACACTACACTGGATGTTTGGCACCCTACAATCAACGCAGCTGGGCTCGTCTGGATTGGAAGTACTATCTATACTGCGCTAGAACTTGTGCGAGCCCCAGCAAATAATCTATACTATAAGCGTAAATCGATTGGCAATCTGACTTCGATTGTGGCGCCGGAACTAGACGCTATTAATTGGGAACTGTACGAGCCTAATCAAGTTCATATACAGTTTCCGCTGGCGCTTAGCAGCACGTGGGCTGTTCAGCCTAATACACAATATAATACTTACGGATTCTTCGAGTTGAGAGTAACTGAGCCTACTGGCGGTCGCTACCAACGAACCTGGAAACCTATGCGGGGTATGGTAGAAATGCTATACAGCCCAACTAATATTGTACCTGTCCCCTAAGGATTAACATGGCCAGACGGAAAGTTACGGTAAAGCATAACAAGCCTACACTTACCGTCGGCACGAAATCTATCGTAGCCAGTATAGCTGTAGGCGCGGTTAATGCTGCTACTGATGCAACTGCGAAAGCGGTAAATATAACTACAACTAACCCGACTGTTACGACTGACGCTATTCCGGTTATAGCAGTGGGTGCAGCTACCCCGAACATAACATTGACAAATAATGGTGTACCTGTTGTTTCGATTCCTCACAGCCAGGTGGTTGCAGGAATTGATACTTCGCAGAATACCGCTACAGTAGCCACTTCGAATATAGTAGCAAGTATCCGAAATGGCATACAAGCTGCTCTTACGATCGCTACCCCGCAGATAATTGCGAGTGTTAGCAGTCCTGCGCTTATAGCAAACATTGCTTCCGAGATAACAATCGATGTAATTGGATTTCCGACTTACTACGACTTTATTACTGATTATAGTAATCTCTTTGAAAACTTTAATGTATTCAGTAAGACTTATATTGATTTTAGTTCTTTCAAAATTGAGCCTGTAATAATTTCGGATGCGGCGCTCTTGAACTTAGCAAAGGCGTTACTTGAAGAGATATCCATAAATGAGGCTCTGCTTTTTGTATCTCTTAAGGCTACGGACGACGCGTTAACTGTGTCGGATGCCTACGCAAACAACTTTAGTAAACCTATCCTTTCAGAAGACGGCTACGTAGCGTCTGGGTTTGTAGCTGCAGGGTACATCAAGGGCGGCGGTGTGGCTGTCTCTGACATAAGCGCGGTGACAATGGGTAAGATGTCATTAGAAACTATGTCGATAACAGACATTTTGACATTCCTTTACGTGTATGGACAGGTATTGGCTGAGGCTGTAGCCGTAGTTGATCAGACAAATTTGCTAGTAGGAAAGGGGAGTGCTGACGCTGTTAGCACAACAGACGCTACGACTAACGCAATTGCTAAATCTATTTCCAACATCTATGTCACTGAGGGGTACGTTTCAGGCGGTTATACGCTAGCTGAAATGGTGATCACAGATGTCCTAACCCGCGTAATAGCATACGCACGCCCGTTTGCAGAATTTGTTAGTATTACTGATAATTTCTCGTACGCAATGAGCGGCGCCTCTAGCCTCTCTTTGACAGAAGCTGTGTCTATTGCTGATATTCTGAGTTTACTATCAAGTTACGACAGACCGTTCGATGGTCCAATGTCTCTTGCAGACTTGGCTGAGATGGTGGTAAGCAAATTTTCCGCAGAGGCTGTTAATGTAACGGATGCGTTCGCTGCAGTATATAGTTACAATCGTCCTTATACAGAGGACGTGTCTCTCACAGATATCCTTACTATGATAATCTCTGGGAGTGGCTCGTACACAGAGGCAATTACCTTGGTGGATGCACTTCTTAGCATTCTCTACAAAGAAGCAAATGAAGCGTTATCCATTTCCGACGCCTACACAAATGTGTTCGCAAAGTCCGCAACAGATCTGTATGTAACAGAAGGATATGTTGCAGGAAACTACACAATACGCGATTTGCAAATAACGGACGCAGCTGCATTTACAACTTCAAAGTCTATAAATGAAGCCCTTTCGTTAACCGACGTGCTTGTTGCGGTATGCGCATATGACAGACCTTACGCAGAGGCGATTTCTTTACTAGATGCGTTATCGTATCTTGTTGCATACGACAGGCCCTATTTTGAGGCAGTTTCTGTTACAGATCTATTCACCGCAATTGTCAATTATAACCGCCCATACAATGAAGCTGTCTCTATAACCGATGTTCTGACCTCTATAACATCGTATGACAGGCAGCTTCCGGAAGCTGTGTCTTTAACCGACGCGTTTACATATTTGGCGAGCTACGCACGGCCTTATAATGAAGCTGTTTCCGTAACTGACGCATTGACTTACTTGATTTCTTTCGGCCAATTATTTAATGAAGCTGCAGGCATCACCGACGCTAAAGATTTAGCAATTGGAAAAGACCCTTCAGATGTTATGGGTTACGTTGCAAGCGGTTACGTTACTAGTGGTTACGCTACACCTAAATATGCGGTATACGTATCAGAAAATTTTGGCGTAAGTGTGGTTCCAGCTGGAAAAACAGAGGCTATCAGTATGACAGATGTATTGTCGGCTAAATATGTATTTGGACCTACATACTCAGAAGCTGTGTCTTTGGCAGACGTTTTGACCTATATCAAAACTACCCCAGTATACGCCACATGGAACCCTGCAGACAAGGGTGCGAATCTTACATTATCTTCTGCAAACTTGGTAGCTACAAATACGGTCACCTTTGTATTTAATAATGTACGCGCAACAATCGGCAAATCTTCTGGGAAGTGGTACTGGGAAGTTGTGATCACAGGCGGTGGCGATTGTATGGTAGGTATCGCAAACTCGACACAATCATTGACAACATACACTACTGGGCCAAATGGCTTTTCTATATACCAGAATGGAGGTACAATATACGGCTACGGTACAGGTTACTCTACAAGTTACAGCACCGAGACTATAGGAATGGCGTTGGATATGGATACCGGCGTTCTTACAATATATAAGAACAATGTATCGTTAGGGACTGCGACTACCGGACTCACTGGTACTTGGTTCCCTATTGTATGCCTATATCAGAATGCTGCCGCTGCTACCGCAAACTTTGGTCCGACATTTACTTATTCACCACCTTCAGGCTACTCAGCTTTACTATAACTTTAAAGGAAACAAATGAAATCTATTGATGGCTTGGCTGTTAGCGGCCAGTTGGACATACATGTATGGGACTTCGCTACAGGCATCACTAAAGAGTTTCGTCAGGAGAAAAACTTAGTTCTGCTCCTCGGCAAAGACTTTATTACATCGCGTATGATAGGTGTAGCGCAGGCTGTTATATCCCATATGGGTGTAGGCACAAGCGGCACCGCTGCTGCAACAGGTAATAATGAAGCGAGTTGCGTTGCTACGATGATTGGTTCTAAAGTTGCGCTAAGCCCTGCAGCAGCTCAGGGCACTACCGTATCCGCAAACGATAACGTAACATACCAATGCACATTTGCGCCAGGTGTAGGCACAGGCGCTATTCAAGAAGCGTTCTTGTTCAACAGCGGAACGAACGCTGTAGGTATCGCGTTTGCCCGTACTGTGTTTGGCACTGTTACTAAGGCAGCAGGTGATAGCATGGCTATTACTTGGAAAATTAACTTCACCGCAGCTTAAGGAATAATATGACAGCTATCACTACGCGGCAGACGTCAGATGCGACACCTACAGTCACAAATAATGGTGGTGAGCTGTCGTATGCGCAGCTAGATGCAAACCTTATTAACCTTAACAGATACAAGGTAGAGATTAATGCTGGTGGGCGTTTGGTCGCCGCTCTTAACTATCGGGGGCCAGACGATGCAAGTGCCACTAATACAGGCTTTGGCGAGTCCGCCTTAACTGCTATTGCTGGAGGCCTACGTAATACGGCCTTCGGCAATGGTGCGTTGGCTGCGAATATTACTCAGACAGATAACGTGGCTGTAGGCGCTTCTGCTATGGCGCTTACAGTTTGGGGTAATTATCACGTGGCCTTGGGCTCAAAAGCGCTCTCTTCCTACGTAGGTGTTGTTGCCGCCACATCTGTAAAGAACGGACAAACTTGCAGAATAGTCTCTATAGGGACTACGGACTTCACACTCTGTGGGGCGACGTCAAATACAGTAGGAGAGGTTTACGTACAAAGTGCTACGATACCCATAGGGACGGGCACTGTAACCCAGACATATGATGCTGCGAGTCAGGTTAATGTAATCCCGGGAGAAACTTACACGATTATCTCTACTGGCACAAGTGACTTCACTGCTGTAGGTGCGGCTGCAAACACAGTGGGCACCGTATTCGTAGCTACCCCTCCGCTTACTAACGGATTCCCATCGGGGAGGGCAGTTAGACCCTCTGACGGCGCTATCGCTATTGGCCATAACGCACTTAAGAGCATTGCTAACCGTACATTAGCCAACTTAGCGGTAGGGCATGCTGCGCTGCAAAATACAATTGAATCTAGTAACAATTTAGCAATCGGCAATAGGGTTCTCTCACAGCTTGAGACTTACGGGGTTGGCATTCAATTCACAGGGTTCTGTACGGGGGTTGGAGCGGGCGCTTTGGCAAAAACAGGCTATGCGAATAACTGCACTGCCTTAGGCTACACCGCAATGGGCTCTGCCGGAAAGGTAATCTCAGCTGTGGAGCTTGTAAGTATGACGGGACGCACCTATAGGATTGTCACTGTAGGCACTACAGATTATACCCTAGTAGGCGCAGCGTCAAACACAGTCGGTGTAGAGTTTGTATGTACAGGAGTTCCGACAGGGACTGGAACGGTCCAAGGGTTTATAATTGAGAATGTTGGGCTTGGCAGCAACGCGCTTCTTAACCTAAAGAGTGGTTCCAGCTGTACCGCAGTAGGCTACGCAGCGCTTGTTTCAAGCACGTTTGGTGAACACAATACTGCAATAGGTGCACGAGCTGGTTTTAATATAACCACTGGCATTCAGAACACATTCTTAGGCTCTTATGCGGGCGCCCCGCCCACTGGAAGCTTTCAGAACACAACGGGTTATGACAATGTGTTTATTGGGTGTAGGACTGTCGGTGCAGCTGGAACTGATAATAATAGCATCGTCATAGGGACGGACGCGGCAGGCACAGGCTCTAATACTGCGGTAATAGGCAATAGCGCAATCACACAGACTACGTTACGTGGAAAGGTGTTGGCAGGTGCAGGAACAAGTACGGCACAACCTGTGGTTGGTGGTAGACTCTTCGTCCAAACTAATTCTGCGGTTTGCATCGGTACAGGCAATACGGACTTAGTGTCGTACACACTTCCTGCAAACAGCTTATTTGAGAACGGCAGCGGTTTGGAACTACATGCTTGGGGGTATTACACTGCAATCAGCACTAAGACTATACGTGTTGTACTGGGGGCTACTACACTTGGTACATGGGCTATCACCAACGGAGCGTCCGGTGGACAAGCGGTCTTTTGGTCTATCCAGGTCAAAGTGTTCAGGACAGGGGCCAGTACTCAGAAATACGTAATGAGCTACCTCAGCAATTATTCAGGAGACGACACTCAGATGCAATCATTAGCTAGACAAGGCTCTCTGACAAACATAGACACCGCAGCCATTACTTTCAAGATACAAGGGCAGGGCGGCGCCACGAGCGAGATTTCCTGCGAAGGGACGCATGTATCATTCTTATAGGAGCAAACATGTTCGGAATAACAATAGATGTAGCGTCGCGTCTACTGATCTTGTTATTGCTTGTATGGATATTAATTCGTGTTGTGCATAACGATAAGACAGCCATTATATGGGCAGACTTTCTATCGGTCAAAGACGCGCAAGGGAGCCAGAGAGGGGACGTGACTAAGTTAGGGCAAACAGTAGGTGTATTCCTAGCTTTTGCATGCCCCTATATGTACGCAGATAGCGACAAAGTAGATCCAATAGGTCTTGCAGCGTTGCTAGGCGTAAGCTTGGCATATTTAGGTGGTGTCGGAATGTATAGCTCGTATCTTAGATCTAAACAACCTGCTCTGCCAGAACCTCCAAAGGTACAATAATGCTAGACTTAAAAGTTCACAGAAGCCCTACCGTAAACAATGTCACAGAAGGGGGTCTCTTCATAGGGGACTCCCTCTTGATGTTTACGCTAGAGGATGCAATAAGAGAAGTCCCAGGTATGCCTGTTGAGTCTTGGAAGATCAAAGGCGAGACAGCAACACCGCAGGGACGTTACCAAGTACTGCCGAAGGAGAGTCCTCATTTCGGTTGCATCATGCCACATATTGTCGATGTACCAGGATACAGCGACATATTGATTCATGTGGGCAATAAAATCGCCGACACAGAGGGCTGTCTACTAGTAGGTAATGTAGACCTCGACGGTTCGATAGGAAAGAGCAAGTTAGCATTCGATGCATTGTTCAGTCTGATCTCATTAGTGTGGGCGCGGAATGAAGAAGTATGGATCGAATTTATTAACCCATAGGAGACAGTTATGTCTATAGCAGAGAAGTTTTTAGCAGAAGCGGATACCGACGGCGATGGAAAGATCTCCGCGTCCGAGGCTGCAAAGGTTATTATAAAGATTGAGAAAGCATTTGTAAGCAATGTTGTATACGCAATTGTACAAGCTGCATGCGTTATTGTTGTTTACGAATTAGTCTGCTTCCTCGTTAGGCGCTTCGTGTAATGTTAACGTCCGCCCTCATCTACCTTATGCCAGTCCTTCGGGATTGGCGGGTGTGGGCTGCAATTGGAGTCGTAGCAGGAGTCTTCTGGTTACGATGGGACGCAGTCCAGCAGGATCGTTTTAAGCGCGATAAAGAGGTTACTGAGGCTAAGCAGCAACAAGCCAAGATTATTGCCGATGCTTCTAGCGAAATTGCAGCAAACAAAAAAGAATCTGATACTGAATTAGGTATTGCTCGGATGACGACCAAGACTAATTTAGAGATTCGCGAGAAAGAGGTGATCAAGTATGTTACCAAAGAAGCTGATCTACGTTTCCCTGTTAGCGTTGGTTGGGTGCGCTGGCACAACCTTGCCGCCACCAATGGAAACCCAAATCAATATCCAACCCCCGAATCCGCTGTGGTTGGAGCGGAAAGCGGAATTGGAGCAAGTCAAACAGCCAGTGTCGTCAGTCGTAATTACGCAAAGTACTTCGAAACCGAAGCCCTCCTTGCCTCTTGCGCTGCCGAGTATAAATCCGTCTATTCAGTAATAGAAGCATTGAAGAAGGCAAAGTAGAATAGAAACATACCTCCTGGGATACCCTTTCAGGAGGTAATTATTTGCGCAAAAAGGGGTATCTTATATGAATAACCCCAAAGGAACGTGAATGAAAATTCTACGTAATTCAATTTTGTTATACATCATGGCGGCCGCTCTTGTTAGCACAACCGTGGTGGTCGATGTAATGCCGACCGCAGTTTTGGAAACAGTTAAGATAGTTTCTATATCCGCAAATGCCCTTCAATGTATGGCAGAGAATATCTACCACGAAGCCAGAGGTGAACCTGATGCTGGCAAACTAGCCGTTGCTCACGTAGTCTTGAACCGTGCCAAGGCGCGATCTAAGACCGTTTGTGAGATAATACGAGAACCCGCTCAGTTCTCCTGGTATGATGGTACTGCTAAACGAATCCGCGATCTAACCGCTTTCGAGAAATCAAAAGAGATTGCTATCGAAGCGATGGTTACACAAGAGGATAACACGGACGGCGCGATGTATTTCCACGCGACCTACGTAAAACCATATTGGTCTAAAGTGTTTACAAGAACAGTTACAATTGGAGACCACGTCTTTTACAAGGACTAGGATATGGCGGTTCGTCACTTCGACTCAAATACTGTTGTTACCTTCCCGCCTGGCGTAAAAGTGAATCGAAACTGCGGAACATGTAATAATTCCGTGCGAGAGAAACTTAGCTTGAAATGTAGCGTGAAGCGTGAGACGGTACACCCATTTAGTATTTGTAGGTTTTACAGTAAAGCAACTTCGTAGCATAGGCAGCCCATCTTGGGTTGCCTTTTTAATCCAACATAGGAGATCGCAATGGCACGTGACATGAAAGAAATTGCAGAGAAGACATTCAAGGAAATAGCAGAAAACAAAAAGGAAGGGTTCGAAGAGATGCTAAAAAACCCTGCCATTAGCTTTCTGATTAGCATGATACCTGAAGCTACGCAGCCCGACCTAATCAAGACGGTATTGAGAACTGTATACGATGCAGGTTTTGATCGCGGTGAATCGGCGTCAATGACGGGCATGATGAAGGCAGTCATGTCGGCTAACCCAGCAAATGGTAGTTGAATTCTTAGAAATAGTAAGCCTTTTCATCATGAGAGGGCTTACTCTCCAGTACTATCTGGTATTGCCGGTTCCAGCTGGCAGTACAGACAAGGCGATTGCGCCTGGAACGTGTATCCTTGTTTAGTGAGGTCGTACGTCCCTTCAATGGGAACGGTTGTCGTGACTTCGTAGATGTAGCGAGGATAGTATTGGAGAGTAGGTTAACAAAGGAGATTCAAATGAACGACAATAAGTGGCTGTCTCGTGAAAATGTAGTCTCAGTGGTATTCGTTATCATCGTAATACTATCAAGTATCACCTGGTAATTTGCGCAAAACGGGGTATCTTATATGAATACCCCCGTACGTCCCTCAATCTTTTAGAAGGAGAGTATCATGTCCGAAGAGTACCGTAAGGCCTTGTTAGATGTTCTGTATGAGATCTCATCCTTACTAGTCGGACGTGAACGTTCAAGCGTCGGTCTGATGAGGACGCTAAAGGCTCTCAACAGGTTTCATTAGCACCACGTACGTCCTGTAACAGTAGGCTTGATCAACCAACTAGGAGAAACAAATGCTGATATTCGTCGATGGCCGTTTTTGGAAACAAACACGTCAAGGATGGGTTCCAGTAAGGTAAAGATTTACACAAGGGTACTGAGGAGTGTCCTTGTGTGATATCTTTATAATTAAATGAGAGGAGCCAAAATGAAATTGTTCGTCGCGGTAATTGTGTTTGGCTTACTAGTTTACTTTGGGCAAGCCGAATACAGTGAGTACAAGGAACGCAAATTCAATGCAGCATTAGTTACAGCGCAAGCGATCTTGTTAGAAGAGCAACAGAGACAAATATGCGCGCATTCTGGGCAACGTCTGAAAGACATGGGCGACTACAAAATATGTACGTTAGATTAGTTTCGTAGCACCCAGCGGACAATTTCGTCTGCTGTTAATCCTGTATAGAGGAGTTTCAACATGAACGTCAAAGACATCAAAAGCGCAGCAAAAAAAGTTAGTGATTCAACTGCTAACGGTTTCAAGCGTGCTACGGATACATTGCGCGCGCGTATCTCGCGCTCTTTGAATCCAGGCGCGGGTTTCACGACGGAAGAACTGAACACTGTCGCGAAGTACAATGCGTTGAACAAAGCTGTTATTCTACCTATCGCATTTGCATTGACAGGCGGCTTGGCAGCGGGTTACTCGATCTATAACGCATCGGCATTCGTGCTGTTCTTCATCCCGACATCGACGTTGGTGTCGTTGGTGGTTAGCGCTGTGATCGTATACGCTGCGATTGGCTACACAGTCAGTTTCATGCTTGGCCGTATTCAGTTGGCTTACACAATTGCATCACGTGAGCAAGCTGTTGGTCGTGACTGGAATGCACAGCATACGGAACGCGGTAATGGTTTCGGTGGCTTCGGCAGCAACGTATCACCGGTAACTGTGTGAACTCGAAACAAATGCTGACTGCAGCCGATATTCAAGATTTACGAGTATCGGCTGCGCATACTGCAAATGTGATCAAGACTGTTTGGGCAGTAATTACGTGTCCATTCATTTGCGTTTATCGAGCGTGGAGGCCGGTATGTCACATAAGGAGGTTGTAATACACGGGTTCTTTTTTGAAGCTCGTGCAGCTGTAAAAGACAAAGTAGATTTGGACAGTACATTGTCTAGTCTGGTCTTGCCTTCAAGTTTCACTCCCTCAGTCCGAAAGTTTGTTGCGAAGAATTTATTCGTAACTAGCATTATACGGATATCATGGGCAGCGCCGAGTTCTTGGTATAATCCGACTTACGTGCGTGGCATAGCGCACTTCAGTGATAACATTCCGTTCTTCATCGAAGAGGAAAAAGTAGCGAGATTACAGAAGTTGATTGGCGTTGTTAACTACGAAATACTTTAAATCCTCTACTGCAGAGACCACTACTCCCCCACGGGTTTAGTGGTCTCTGTCGTATATTTTTTTTTTTTTTTCGTAGCAACCACAAGAGAGTACGATGAAAGTATTCCAATTTGTTTTAATCTGTACGTTGGTAAGAGTTGTCACCCATCTACCAATTGACCTTTCAATAATAATTGGCTTGTGTATCTTTGTCTGGATATGTAACAAGCGAAAACAAAACTAAGTAAAGATCATGGAAACGATAAAACAAAAACTAATCGCATCCTTAATGCAAAGAATTGCATCTGAAATTGCACCACAAAATCCGGTGAAGTTTCTAGCAGACCCTATGGTAAACATAGAGGATTTAGTAGACGCCTCCGTAGGCATCCTCTATTTATACTCACGTACTGGGCGTGGTGTGGATAAGAAGATGGTACTTATGACGGAGGTTATTAGTGCTATTGGTCATGGTGTGAGGACTAAGTATAAACTAAAAAAGGACAGTGCGATTGCCGCAAAAGCAGGAGCGTTTGTTCTATACTCTTTCGAGGCTTTTGAAATTATAAAGGTCATACTCGGAAAAGCTGGCAATGGCCACCAAACGTATGTCATAGAGATTATTAATGAGGAAGAGTTATCCAAGATGTGGGATAGCTTACACCTAAACAAAACTGAAAAATTGCCCAGCGAAACCCCATACTGCCCCTGGACTGACACTAAACATGTCACAGGTGTTACTATGGTAAAAACTTCAAGCAAGGATGTGTTGAAAGAACTTACACCAGAAACACATCCATTGGTATTTAATTGTTTAAATAAAGCGCAAGCTGTTGGATGGAAAATAAATGAAGACATCTACCCTATCTATACGTGGGCCCTTAGAAACAAAACAGACGCCTTCGCAGACATCTGGGAAATGCACAATCCCGAGGCCAAGCAGTCGAAGATTCGGGAAGCAAAGGCTATTGGTAGCATCGCTAGCAGGTTTATTGGTAAAGTATTCTTTCATCTCTATTACTACGACTTTCGTGGGAGAAAGTATCCAGCTACGGCTTACCTTCATGAACAAGGAACGGACCTCGCCAAAGGACTCCTACTCCGTGCTGATAGCAAGTCCATTGGAGAGCAGGGCTACTTCTGGCTACTTATCTCAATTGCATCGAATTGGGCTGGCGACGCGGGGAGATTGGATGGCTACAAGACTGATAAAATCCCCCTCAATGACAGAGTCTATTGGGTGCTAGACAATGAAGAAATAATACTGTCTTATGCCGAGTCGCCAAAGGTTAATCAAGGTTGGATGCAAGCTGATAAGCCTTGGCAGTTCTTGTCGGCATGCATGGAACTAAAGAAATTGAGAGAGTGGCAAGATGCTCACGTACATCAATTAAGAGAAGTAGACCCAACTGATAGCGATGATTGGGACTTGCTTCTATACAATTACGAGTCGCATCTTGAGTGTTATATCGATGGGAGTAATAACGGTAGCCAACACTTATCGGCACTTACAAGGGACGAAGTAACTGCACCTCACGTTAACCTCGTGCCGAGTCCATTACCTGGCGATTTGTATAAGTACGTAGCAGACCATGTGTGGCGTAGGATTGAATTGGCTGTAAGCGAAATGTCGGCAACTGATGTGGAAGACTGCGAAAATTTGATTGATAATCTGGCGGATTTCAAACGCCAAATATCAGAAGCACCCCTTAAGAGCGACAGGAGAAAAGAATTAATAACAGAGATAATGGCGTTCAAAAAGAGTCGTATAGATTTGATTGCAATGGCATGCCCTGTTTATTGGAACAGAATCAAAGATGGGAAGCATAGGCGAAAGATAGTAAAGAGAAACATCATGACGCTGCCCTACGGCGGAACAGCATATGGGCTAGGTCAGCAGCAGATTGATGATGCTAGAAAACACGGCATTGAGCAGTTGTTTGCCATGGAACACAAATGGGGTTCCTATATGGGGCGTGAAGTCTATGAAGACTGCCGAGTATCTTTAAAGAGGCCCATGCAACTCCTAAGTGTATTTGAAGCTGCTGGTAAGGCTGCAGAAACTGCCGGACAATTCCTATCATGGAAGGTTCCTGGAACAGGCTTCCCTGTCACGCAACACTACACCGAAGGTACGGTTAAGAAGATATGGGTGCAATATGGCCCACCAGTAGGCATCCGTAATTCGACAGGCTACTATGAAAACACATTTCAACTAGCTATATGTTTTCTGGAAACCACACAATTAAGTAAGAAGAAACAAAGCCAAGGGGCAAGTCCAAATGCAATACACAGCCTTGATGCTGCGCATTTGACGATAGCAGTAAATAGAGCAGACTTTCCAGTGACTACCATTCATGATAGTTTCGGTTGTTTGCTTGGCGATATGGCAGATTTATTTGTAATCATACGGGAGTCCTTTGTAGAGTTGTACTCGCATGATCCGCTTACATCTATCATGCGCGACATAAATGGTGACGTCTCAAAAGTAGAAATGGGGAATCTCGATATTAATCTAATCTTAGACAGTGAGTACGCATTCGCGTAAATCAAATGGAAAAAATGGAAGTCAGTGCTGTGTTCAGTCGTAACCGGTCTTTAAGGAATCGTATACTTGCTAATGGAAGTAAGGCAAAAATGTTATGCGGTTATTTAGGTGCAACACTTAGTAAGGCCACCATCGAGTTTGCGCGTAGTTACTTCAATTACGCCGATGACGATATTATGCGTTTCGTTGGTGAAATGCGGGAAGATGGATTGTTCTATATGTGGCCGGGCCCATTCGGTTGGCATACACATAAAGGCGAAAAAGTCTATATACGCGAAGGTTATAAATTAACAGATGCTGGGTATATTCAGTTCCCCACTCTGTTTCGTTGTTCGATCAAAGAACTCGGCCCACAAGAAGTGGATGAGAGTGGATTGAAAATTCTGTCAAGTGTTTATTTCAGCAATGGCGAGATGCGATTCAGACTGCCTCCGGCCTGTATGTTTGAGAAGAATGAACATATATTAAAACCATTAAGGCAACGAGGCGAAGTGAAACGAACACCATCAACGACAAATGACGAGACATGGCATCGTGGTTGTAAAAAAGTAATTGGGCCACCTATCCCACTGATTACAGTGGATCTAAGAGGAATGTCAGTATAAATATGCATTCGCATGAACAAATAACAGCGGCGATTGCGCTACTACGTGGCGTAATGTATGATCTTGGGCCTGAAAATGAGGCAGATGGTGCTTCTGGGATTATCATTGAAGTATTTAGTAATGGTAATTGTGGTAATCTCGCTTTTGCATTGAAAGAATTGATCCCAGGTTCGCATGTACTGTACTCTCGAGAACTGACACACTATTGGCTTATGTTCGACGGTGAGCACTACGACATATCTGGTAGAAACGCAGAGCATTTCAAGGCACTGCATGAGGATGGGCTAGCTGTTGAAGTTTTTCTTGCTGGCCTTTCCCCAAGTGAATTAAATAACTATTCTTTTGCAACTAGAGGACCAATCATATGAGCAAGCACGAAGAAGAGTTTTGGAAGCTGAATCAAGTAGCAGCAGACACACTACGTGAGGTCTATCGCCTATTTAAAACTACCCGTTCTACTAACGGAGTAACGCGATTAGCGATCTATCTTTTCATCGAGAGGCGTCGTGGAAATTGGTTTAGGTACAGTAGCAGTATAACAACTAACCGACCGCTGCTGATCGAGTATTCGTATGTTTCATTACACACAATACCCCAGAAGGCTCTCATGAAGTATAAGTTTAACACGATGCAACTACGTGCAGCAGAACAGATAATGTTTGAGCAGAAATGATTAAACTTGGGGACAATCTTAAAGAGATGTGGGACTTGCACTTCGACCACAAATGTCCTGAGGACATTCTCATGTATATCTCATACATCTACTTCAATGATGCATGTGAATTACAACGTCCGATGGACTTGGGCAAGATGCGCAAGATATTCAGAGATGATTTGTTTGGTGCGAAGATATCACTGAACTCATTTTCGAGTCATCTTGGTGGCAATGTATACTTGTGTGAAACAGTCGAAGACCTAAAAGAGATATCGACGAGCATATCGACTGCCGCTGGAGATCGGTGGCTTAGTTTGTATGAAGCCGCAGATTCCTTCGATGTATGCGAATGGATGTTTCCTGACAACGCGATGGTATTTTTGGTAATGATATGGAACGATTCAGGTGGTCCAGCGTACTTTATACCAAAGGACGTTGCAAACCAGTGCATGAACGTTGCCGCGTCCATCAATGCCACAAAAGGCTTTTGGGAGTCAAATGTTAATCAAAAAGACAAGCCCGCTTAGCGGTGTAGTGAATGAAATAGAAATCGATGTAACGCAAGCGCAATTGGACGATTTTGCAAGCGGCACGTTTATCCAAGTCGCCATGCCAAATTTGTCACCAGCAGAGCGCGAGTTTATACTAAGTGGAATCCCTGCACAAGAGTGGGATGAGTTGTGGAAAGAAGAGTAGTAACAAAAGTAGGTATGATTGTTCAGCGACCCCGTTAAATTAATGTTACAACGGTGCCTCAAAGGTGAGGCGCTTAAAATCATATAGGGATAACAAATGGCTATTATTAAAAACGCTGAAATCTGGTTTACAAAACTTGACCCAAAAAGGCCTGCTAAGAAGTTCAGTCCCAAGAATCCAACTTGGGAGCTTCAAATTCGCACGAAAGATAAGGAAGTCAAGAAGTCCTGGGAAGCGCTTAATCTGAAGGTTAAGCCAGTAATGGACAAAGATGACAACTTGGATTATTACCGCGTCAATTTGAAAAAGAAGAGCCTCAAGGAAGTCAGCAAAGACGTATTTGAACCTACAGCACCAGTACAAGTCGTAGACGGCAAGGGCGCGGATGTTGATCCAAATTCAATCGGAAATGGCAGTATTGCAAGTATTCGTATCTTTCAGCACAACTACACTTTCGAAGGCAAAACAGGAATCTCGAGTGTATTGATGGCTGTGCAGTTGATAAAACACAAGTTGTATATACCGAAACCCATGGAAGAGTTCGAAGAGGCAGAGACCGAAGTCTTGCCACCGGACGATGATGAGGTAGCAGAAGGTAGCGAGCCAAGTGGCGCACCTGCTAGGGCAGTTGATACCAGCAAATTTTAAAGGCTAGATATGAGAATCAACAAAAGAGCTAGGGACGCTATTGATAGCAGCCCAGTCAGCGCTTGTGTTCTCGAATCTGACCATGAATTAACATATGCCATACTATTGTTGACAAAGCAGTATATGATCAAACATGGCGGCAGCCCCAATCAAGCGGTTGGGGCTATTGAGAGTGCAAAGCAGGAAATTTACAGGAAACATATAACACCTTCAATGGTGCAGAGCGAGTACGATCATGGCTAAGATAGACAGCATGAGATACACCTATGATGTGTATTCTGGGCGTATTCGAAAGGATACGACAGATAATTTTAACCAAGTGGAAGCTGCTGTAGCTACAATAAGATCAGATGGCGGCACACCGTGGGTAAATATTAGTGATGGGGTAGATGTTCATAGTTCCAGAGAGTTACATACACCTGAGGACGTGATGGAATGGCGCCAGACGCTGGAAAGGAATTTTGCTTGGAAACCATTCGATGAATCTGAGACTGGTATTCATCTGAATCAAGGGCTAACTGCAGGTGACGGTTTCTTTGCGCATTATTCCAAAGTCGGTGAACCTGGTTTTATCAAAAAGCCTGACCCGATTAATCCATCACACTATCAAGGATACGTGAAAGATATGCAATGGTTGGAGGTTATGCAGTATCTTCCACGTTTCCGTGATCCTGATTGCTTCAAAGCATCTGTCGAATTACAGGCACGAAAGTATCTGGACAGACTTGGGCAGAAAGACAATGACGTTCAGGAGTTGCTAAAATCTGTATGGTACATTCGTTTCCTTGCTGCATACATAAAGAACGGAAACAAGCCCATACGAGTAGAAGAAATAGATAAGTTATTGAGTTGAGGCAATCATGAGAGGTGTCGTGGACGTAGAGTCTGACGGGCTGCTGCATGAATGCACGAGATGCTGGATTATTGGATATCGCGACTTGGACACCGGAGAGATAAAGACATGGCTCGATGGTGATCTAGGTTGGATGGAGGAATTCGATAAAATGAAGCTGATTGTCGGCCACAATATTATCGGCTTCGATTTGCCAGTGCTCAAGAAGCTATTCAAATGGGCGCCTAAGAAAGGAACAAAACTCCACGACACTATGATCATGTCCCAGATACTTAACTATAAAAGGTTCGGTGCTGATGGACATGGCTTAGCGCGTTGGGGTGAATTCCTGTGTTGTCCTAAGTTAGAGTTCGAAGATTTTTCCCAGTATTCGGAAGAAATGTGGATATACTGGCAGCAAGACTTAGTGCTAACCACAAAAGTCTACAAGTGTCTCTTTAGTGAATTCACTACACTGTTTGAACGTAGACCACAGATTGCTGACTATATGCTTGCAGAACACGCTACATCTAAATGGTGCACTGACGCTGAAATTGGCGGATGGCCATTTAATCGAGAAGCAGGGAACGCTCTGTTCGAATTAATGGAAGCTGAGATGAACGCTGTCAGGGATAAGTTACTGCCGCGTCTTGGGAGTAAGACAATTGCCGTCGATAAGAAGCTAGGTGTAGTTGAACCAAAGATTCCGAAATGGATCAAGAATGGCGATTATAATTTACACACAGCAAACTGGTTCGGTATACTGCCTGAAACAGGGCAGGATTTGAATCGATTAGTTGAAGGTGAGTATAGCCGTGTAACATTCGAAATGCTAGATTTGGATAGTGTAGCTGATGTAAAGATATTCCTTTTCAGGAATGGTTGGGTTCCAACTGAATGGAACACTAAGCAAGAGCCAATCGAGGGCAGTGAACGTACGAGAAAGGTAAAGACATCACCAAAGATCACAGAAGACAGTCTAGAATGCATGGACGGTGATGGTAAGATGTATTGTGACTTTCTTACCACAAAGTCAAGACATGGTCTCCTGAAAGGGTGGCTGGCTAACTGCGACTCTGAGGGTATGTTACACGGAAAGTGCTTCACCATCGGTACACCTTCTATGAGGGCTACGCATACTACCATCGTGAATGTTCCTAGCGCGGATAGTGTGTGGGGGAAAGAAATGCGTGGTCTATTTGGATGCCTACCTGGATGGAAACTGATAGGTTGCGATAGCGCAGGTAACCAAGCACGTGGCTTGGCGCACTATCTGAAATCCCCAGAGTTTACACATCAACTACTGCACGGAGATATTCACCAGTATAATGCTAACGCGCTCACGGCTGTACTGAAAGAGATGGGGATTGATTATGTAGTCCCTCGATCCGCTGCGAAAAGGATTCTGTACGCCTTCCTCTTTGGAGCATCTGGAGATAAGTTGTGGAGTTACATCTTCGGAAAAATCGATAGCGAAAAAGGTAAACGCCTGAAGCTAGGCTTTACAAAGGCAGTGCCAGGATTCAAGACTCTGGTAGAAAAGCTGGAAGCCATGTTTGCAAAGACGCGGCAATTCGGTAATGCTGGATATATTGAAGGTATCGCTGGCAACAAGATTTATTGCGATAGCTTTCATAAATTACTAGTGTATTTGTTGCAAGCTTGTGAGAAGGCAACTTGTGCTGGCGCTTGTATGCTCCTTATGCAGTACTTAGAGGAAGAGGGGATTCCATACAGACCGCTGATATTCATGCACGATGAGCTAGACTTTATGGTTCCGGAAGAACATGCGGAACGGGCAAAGGAGTTAGGTGTAAAGGCGTTTCAAGAAGGGCCGAAACTTTTCGGCGTTACAATAATGGACGGTGGAGGTAAGATTGGAAAAGATTGGTATGAAATCCATTAGATGGTTTATCCTAGGCTTGTACATGACTGCCTCTGTGTGGATATTGCCCTTCCTGACGTATATCGGGTATCGCCCCTGGTGGATCATGCCGCTATGGTCCACGGGTTTCTTTCTAGTGGCAATGTACGGTGTCTACGAAATTTCAAAGGAAAATAAATGACTACAGAAGTGCTCCAAGCGGATATTGACAAGGCAATCCGTGAACAACTCCCGAAACTGGTTGGTGATGTTATACAGAGAGAGCTTCAGACATTGGCAGTTCTTCGTGACGAAATAACAGGTTTGCGTTCTGTATCGTTTGCGCAATCAAATCGTATCGGCGAACTATCAAAACAGATTGTCGACCAAGAGGCGCTTCGAGACAGAGAAATATCCCTGGCGGCGCGGACTGAACAGCTTGATCACAAAGAAAGGGATATGAAGGTTGCAGAATTGACGTACAGGCTGGCAGAACGCGACAAGAGCACTGGCGCAATCTATGAACTCGTCAGGACGATATTTAGGGCGCCTGTTATACACGAAACCCTAAAAGGACTCCTTCCAGCTGGCGTTTCGCAGCCGAACACCAACTACGGCACCCCGACGGCTATGTCTGCATCAGTTGATATAACTAAGACGACGGAGCTGAAATGAACAAAGTCAAGAAAACAGGCGTAGCAGACTTTGCGAATACACCTTCGAACCAACCCTTTAATGTTAAACCAAGGCCTAGCGAGAAGACGAAGAGTGAGTTTATTAACGTTCGCAGAGGCCAACCGGCTACTGTGAAAACTGTCAAAAGAGGTAGTAGAGGAAAATGAACGATCAAACTCGCATGAGCACGAAAGAAGCGTGGGATAAACTCTCGGCGATGCCACAGGCCGAGTTGGAATCACACTTGTACGTGAATCCGGCAACAGGCAAACCCGACGGAGTTTACTCGTTAGTCTGCCAAACAGCTACACCAGAGAACCTGGCGTTCCTTATGAAACGAGATGGTATCACTCTTGAACAAGCAAAGAATAGTATTATTAAGTTGGCTGGCGAAGTTGGTGTGCCGGTGCCGCCCAGCTTAATGCATTAAAGAGTACGGCCCTTTAGCTCAGCGGTAGAGCAGAGGACTCATAATCCTTTGGTCACTGGTTCGAATCCAGTTGGGGCCATTCTATTAATCTAAGAGGCGAAAATGGAAAAATTAAATTACATCAGAGAGTTTAAGTCGCAGCATATTGTTAAGCTAGCGTCTGAATACAGAAAATTGAATTGTCCACTTTACGCCAGATTCGTTCGAGAATTCATAGAACAGTCGGAAGCTTCAATGAAATTCGTATTGCCTGTTAATGGCAAGATAATAGACGATGATTTGAACGGGCTTGGCGCCATAAGACTGCCATACGACTCCATTGCGATAGAATTCTTTTCGGATGGGGTTGGCGGCGTTGGTGTTCATAAAGAAGGATTCGGGTTCCCACTCAAGAATGTCGTATTGGCAAGAAAGGCATTTGATAATGGCGCTCCGGTAATTCGTATTTGTTTCGGATACCTAGACAGGGGTATGTCTAATTATTGGCAACTCGTGCCTGGTTTCTTACAAATTCCAGAAACTGAAGTAGACTTTATCCCTATTGTAGATAAGCAAAAAGACAGAGTGCTTATCCCAAACTTAACGCCATTGTTTTTTCTGTCGCCGGAGTTACATAAGATTTACGGCGCAGACGTGACTAAAGACGATAAAGCAATAGTGGGGCTCAAAGGAAATCTAATGGTTGCTGCTTTTGTATTATTTGGACTATTAGAAGCCCTGAGTTGTAGTAACGTATTTCCTGAAAAGGTTCCGAATCAAAAGATCAAAAAAGGTGAACGTCTATCTGCAAAGAAGGAAGACGAGTACCATACGCTAATCGTACGAACCACTAATAGCGATTCCGGTGCTGCATTGACGTTATCAGAGCAGCAAACTGACAGGCGTCCTGCAAGAGAACACCTCAGACGCGGTCATGTAAGACGGCTGCAGAATGGCAAGAAAATTTGGATCAACCCTATGGTCGTCAATGCCGGAGTCGGCGGTAAGATATTCAAAGACTACGCGATGGCGGCGTAACTAACCAAACTTAAGAAAGATCACAATGAGAGACCCGGATGCCGTAAAAGCGCATATTGCAAAGAGAATGAAAGTTGTTCCGCCGCACCTTCGAAAGCATTGGGAAGACGTAATGTCAAGAGGTCCTGAAGACGGCTTTGTGTTTCAAATGACACATGAATTCGCTTCAATTGTTCGAAAAGAGAATCGATATGCGTTTGAAAAGGCAGTAACAGCAATTGACAACTGTCTGCATAAGAACACAATAGATGCACTGTACATTTTTGTAGAAGACAAAAAATTATCTGACTTTTACAAAACTATTACGGTTCTCTTCTCTATATTTGACGACCCAAGTGAAGACATGCCAGCGCTTCAGTTAAAGATGATCAAGGCGCTTCATGCATCTATCTTCCCTGATGCTGGTGGAAAAGCAGTAGGACACGAAGGAACACTTCAGTAGATTTAATAACGAGGAATAGAGTGAATTATACACTTACACAAGAAGGGCTGGCCGCAGTTTCGGCCATGAGATTTACAGAAGACAATCAAGACGTTATAGAGAATTGGTGTTCTGGTTCGATTAAAGGCACACGACTCCCAAGCCATGAAAGGCATTTGGAGGTTTACAACGAAGTGTCGCAAGAAATACACGTAGCGCGAGTCGGCGATTGGTTAGTAAAAGACCCTATTCGCGGCCTGACTATTTTGAAAGATTCAACGTTTCACAAGCTTTACACCGTGGCTGACCTAGACGCCAAATTTGTCCGGTTGTCTGCAGCGCAGTATTCATTAATTTGTTGTATGGAGGAACACGCGGAGGTCATCCAGGCGTGTAGTAAGATGTTACGATTTGGTCCGAAATTCGTGAACCCTATTACAGGCGTAGTGAACGAAGACCATTTAGCCGCAGAAATGTATGATGCCGACTTATTGAACTCCAGGGTCAAGGAACATCGAATAGTAGGCGTTGTAAGTGCAAGAGCAATGGAAGAGAAGAACGCACGTTATAAGAAGTACACCGATATTTCGCGTAACGTTGCGGGCACCATAGAGTAAACTGATCTGAATCACCATCTAAACGTATTTGAGGGAAAATGTTATGTGTAGAGCAATGGGTACTTCACAAATGTTTAATACGAACGAAAGTAATATCATGACAAGTGATTCTCAGGAGAGATTAGGCAGTGCGCAGTGCGCAAGACAATGTAGTGCACCTCTGCTGAATTTTCTGTAAGGGGGTATATTGTTTTCAAAAGGAGGTGGTATGGGTCAGGCTAGGAGAAGAGGAACAAAAGAACAACGCTACGATCACGCCATTGCTCTCAAAGTGATCGCAGAGGAGAAGAAGCTTCAACGCCGTTTGGAGGCAAAAGAAGAGAACATGCGGTCGCGATTCAGTAATTCAAATGGGTTTCCAGTTGGATCGATGGTTTTATTATTCGCCGGTTCAAACGTTAAAAGGGAGACAGATTGAATGATCAACTGGCCAGACCTGATACTGCCGCCGATCAATCTGTGGTCAATGCCGCGACAGGATGTGTCCAGAGATGTTTACTTGAATCTGGAATTTGTACCGGCTGCGGTAGAACGATTGTACAAATCAAACAAGCAGGACGTGATAGAAAGAGGATAAAGAATGACAAATCATTACGAAGCAGACCCGCCTAAGAAATGTCTGCCAGGGATGAAACATGAATGGTTCCAAGGTGCGTATAAGGTTTTTACCTGTAAGCTCTGTAAGAAGGTATGGCAACCATGAGTAAAAAGATGACGGATAGGAATCCTCATACAGGCGAAAAGTTACAGTCAAAGCCGAACAGTGACGCATATCGAGACGGCTTCGATAATATATTTGCGCCTAAGAGACTGTTACCGTTACACGCAGTAGAGGAAGTCTACACACTGGACGCCTTCAAAGAGGCTGTTAGTCAAGGCTTCATAATGTTTCACGATAGTTGTAACTGGTACGCTAATGACAAGGGTTACTCGCCAAATCATTTGGTAGGTCCAGGTAGTGTGGAGCCAGGTTGGGCTACGCATGTTGCGTCATTTGAATCACCGGAGTAAGTATGTCTGAAATTAGTGAAATAGAAGCGCGTCTTCTACAAGTAGTTGATGGTGAAACCATGATTGATGGGACGTCTGCCCTTACAGCTGTTTTGTTCAGCTTAATCAAACAGTTTCCGCCAGAATTACAAAAGCTTTCCATTCAATTTATACGAAAAGCATGCGATGACATGCCAATACCACAGGTACATTAATGACAATTGCGATTATCGATGGGGATGTTGTAGCGTACATGTGCTGTAAGAGTCGTTATCTTGACTCGGCTGGGCGGACATTAGTAACCGACCCTAACATGTTTCCTCAGTTTACACCTGAGCAGGATGCGCTCTATATGGAGCAGTCTTGGCTAAACTTTCAAGAGATTATCAAGGATTTATGTGAGTTGTGCTTTACAGATACGTACAAGATGGCTGTAAAGGGTGAGGGAAATTTTAGATTGGATATGTATCCGGCTTATAAAGCGAACAGGCATGCTGACCCACGTCGGCGCAATCCGTTCGTAGAGCCTATTCGTAAGCGCGCTGTCGAGCGGGGAATGGCTACGTTTGCCCATAACATGGAGGCAGATGATTTGATGCGTATGTGGCATCACGAAGCAACCCTCGCGGGTGAACATACTATTGTGTGCTCTATCGACAAGGATCTGAAGTGCATGGCAGGTAGACATTATCTGATGCACAAGAACGAGTTTCTAGATGTAACACCAGACTTTGCATTGCGATTTTACTACGAGCAATTGCTAAAAGGTGACCCTACAGATAACATAAAGGGTATCCCAAAAGTCGGTGATGTGAAGGCAAAGGCCTATCTCGCAGAAGCGAACACAGAGGCAGAATTTCAGGTTGTTGTCCAGAAAGAATATCAAAACGCCTTTGGTGAAGAGAACTGGAAAAAAGAATTGATTTTAAATGGTAACCTTATCTACCTGAAGAAAACGATGGATGATGAGTTTAGCATCGACGGGTGGCCGGATGTCCCCTACGTGGAACCTGTAGTAGTTGAAAAACCTGCGAAAGGCGTTAAAAAGGTAACCATCAAGGCGGTAAGACCAGATTTCACAGTCGGAGTACTGACTGACAACACATCTGGTATTTACATTCCTGCCCCGCCAATTGCGATGGTAGGAACACCACCCTCAGTCGGCGACGATTGGGGTAAGAAAGAAGATACAACAAACGCAACATGACGTTGGTTTTTGCGCCCACGAAAAAAGTGAGCCATTACCGACATCAGGGAGCACTCTCAGTCGGTTCGCCGACAACAACGTGGCATGATGGAGGCGTACTTTGGGCGCAGAAACTGGATTGGTTGCAAAGAAGTTCAAGCACGAAATGAACGAGTTTTTGGACAAGCATTACGAACAATTCACTTTTGCCGTCGGTCTTAAACATATAGCCACAGGCCTGTATGTAGGTAAAACCGGATTGGTTGTATACGTTCATAACATGGTTTATGTAACGGTGACGTTAGCGGAAGATGTTAGCCTAGCCGCCATTAGAAAACGCTTGGATTCACTAAATCATCATGACCTAGAATGGCTAGAAAGAATGAGTACCTCAGAGTTTGAAATATACTCCTCACTTAGATGAAAGATTATGGATGATGAAAAGTTTAAGTTTAACTTTCCCAAAAAGGAAGTAGCAAAGAATGAAGCCCCATTGGATGATAATCCCAAGTTCGAGTTCCCAGCGCATCTTATTGGTACTACTTATATTAGTCCTCTTGTCGCCACTCCTACTATTCTACCTAGGGTAACGAGAGTATCTCTGGAGGGAAAAGTAGGCAGTCGTGTAGACCCGACTAAGTATCGTGGAAACGGACATTGGCAGTTTGATGAACCTCTTGGGACCGACAAGCAAGTCGGTTTCATTTACGTGATAAGGGATATTTTAAATGAAAAGCTCTATCTCGGTAAAAAGCAGTTTAAAGGGCTTGGAAGGGAAAACAAAGGGGAGGATTCTAACTGGCGATGGTATATCTCAAGCTCAAAGGAACTCAGCGCATCAATTAAGACGAATGGAAAGGATAGTTTTGAATTCGTGGCAATTGAGCAATATCGCTCAAAAGGTGCTGTCAGTTACGCCGAAACATGGAGTTTGATGCATGTGGAGTCGCCTGTCAACCGGCATATGTGGTACAATTTGTTAGTGAACAAGGTCTCATGGGTTGTAAAAGAACCAATAACACAGAAACACAAGGATCGTCTACACATGATGTGTATGGCAACGCAAATCAAATATAAGTGAATAAAATGCAAAAGATAACTGCAACAATAAATGATTCGAAAATCAAGATGACGCTGGTACTTACACGCGAGATACACAGCAGAACCAGCGCGGCTCAGTTGGTGGTGTATCTCACGGATAACATTGAAAGGTTCTACAAGAAGTACTTGGCAGACAATGCTAAGCGGT